TCCGGGATATGCTAAGGCTGAGACTGAGGCTCTTGCTAGGATGAATGGTACGTATAAGGAACCTGAGATTAAAGTTGATCCTACGCAAGGCGATGCTTTAGTGAATAGTTTGAATGCTGTGTACGAAGGTAAACCACTACCGTCAATCGAGGAGGATATAGAACTCTAATGATCGAATACGATTGTCATTGCTACGTGTGTGGCTGTAGATTCATGGTTTGTGTGGCAGATTCGCACGAATTTAATGCCACAGCTATCTTGGATTCTAACCTGTGCCCTGCACATGCTGAGGATCTGGTTAACTCTACAATAGCGCGTATGGAGGAACAACTCGCAAATGAAAATGCTTGAGTGTTTGTCGTGCTACGAGCGCTTCGATCAGGAAACTTCGAACGCGCCTAGCTCTGCTCTCTATTGCTCCAGTGGCTGCGAGGCTGATTCTGTAGCGATGCTCGCTGAGGGTAATGCGATTGTGGCTGCGTTCGAAGAACAGCAAAGCGCAGCGGTGGTGGTTTATCACACGGGCGTGAAGAATATCGCTGATACGCTCGCGAGTGCCTCGATTAAAGTAAAAATGCCAGCGGCGGTTACGATAAAGCCGCAGGGGAATTTGAATGAAATCTTAGATGGTCTAACCAGACCAGACTCTAAGTGATTAATGATAGCGCTGCTGCCAACACAGATAGCGCTATGATGAATTACTAGGAGGATGCGATGATCTATTAGAGCCACGCTAGGCTAATCTTCTGTGGTGCTGTAAAAGATAACCGACTCTTCGGTCTAGGAGGACAAAATGAGGTTGCCTGAACCTACCAAAAATCAGGCTAGCAATGGTATCCTCGTATATACCTTGCTACGATACTACCGATTCACAACTCACCGTGACGTGGAACCACTTAGACAACGTGAAAAACGTCCAAGTTGGTAGTATCGTAGGAGGGTATATGCACACTCTATTGTTTTTCGTGCTGTCATTCGCGTTCGCTCATAAAGTTGAGAGCCACGCTACATTCAACGTCCACGCACATTCTCACCCGATCGTATCGCGGAGATTCTAATGACGCAACCGATTGATAAAACTCGGGACCCGTTCGAGCGTACGCAGCGGTTTAAAAGCCGCTACGAAGAAGAGCAGGATAAGCTCATGGGGCTTCAGCAGGATACAATCCGAGATACAATGGCGCTTGTTTATATAGATAAGCTCATTGCGTATATCTCAGTCTCACGCAACCATGATATATTTGAGACTAGCGAATCAATCTCGTTGCTAGCAAATTGCCGTAACATGATCCTCGCTGAGTATGTAATCAAATGGGGATTTCCGCTTTACGGCACGTACTACCGTTTGTACGATCTCACCAAGGAGCGATTCTAATGCGGATATTGCGCTTGCTACGACAACTGTTCTGCCTGCATCGTCGGTCGATGCTAGTGAAATACAGAGGCCCGATCCGGCTGCGCGAACGGTCACAATACTGGGAATGTCAAGCCTGCGGCAAACATTTTCCGACCGTTTATTCTCACTTCGAGCCGACAAAAGACTTGACAAACAGAGCTTAGGCTCTGTAAGATACATAAAGCAATGCAGGGATACGGGAGTCCAAGGCCCGTATCTTAAACGAGCAAATAAAGCTGCCTGCAAGTTTCCAAAGTTTTATGTATCTTACAGATTCTAAACTGCTATTACGAACTAGCATTAGAGTCTAGCTGTATTAATCACTCTCTCTAGCTAGAGAAAAGGAGCACTACCAATGAGCACTACTGAAACCACGCCCAACCTGACTGAGCCTACAACCTCCGATGTGGCAGTAAAATCGGAAAACATGACGTACCGCCGCTTTGCTAGCATTAATTCCGAAGGCAAGGTTGACGATTCTAAAACCAAGCTGTCGTCCAGCGATAAGACGGTTGAAACGCTGAAGGACAACAAGGAATACCAGCTTGCTGGCGCTTTCACTGTGAAGTACTACAGTGTCGGCTCGCAGGAAGGTTTTGAGTCGTTGATTCCTGACGCAGAGGAGCGCGTGAATATCATCAACAAGGGAATCGCTGCGAAGTTCAACGCTAAGGTCAGCGGCGCGCTCAAGGAATTCGACGAAACCAAGAACGAATTCGTGTTCGCTGAGACGGCGGAGCCGATTGATACGATTGAATGGCTGCGTGAGCCTACAAATCGTAAGCTGTCGCCGCTGGAGAAGTCGCTCACAGGTTTGGCTGCTTCTACGGGCCTCGACCTCGCCGCACTTCGTCAGATGATTGCTAACATGGCTGCTGGTAATCAGGCACAGGGCTAAACTGTACTAAACGAAAATTAATCCCATCTGAGATAAGATGCGACCGGGAAGCCAAGCGAAACTGCTGGCTTCCCTTTTCGTGTTGTACGGCAAAGTAAATCCCGCTACGTGCGGAGAAGGTGGTACCGTAATGGCACTCTGTATACAGTTCAAAGAACGAGATATCATGGGGTTGAAGTATGTCGATCTCGTTTTTACCAAGCACATCCACGATTACTACACACCGCCGAATTTTAAATTCGACCGCCAGAATGTCAAGGTAGCTGTTGAGCTACTTAAACAGATTCCGGTTAATGAACGGCTGTTTGATGCTGCTACGAATGTGTGGACGATTCCACAGGACAAGTTCACGTTGTATCGTGAGGCCGTGGGAAAGATTGACTTGATCCCGGCTTATAACATCGAGCCAATTGCTACGAAGTACGCCACGATACAGGATTTTATCACGGGGCATACAGCACAGCGTAATGGAGCGTGGACTCCTAGGTTCGAGAAGAAATCGCAGGATGAATTCTTCTATCAGAAAGTGGCGCCACCTGCTGCGCGGCCAACGCGTACGCTGCCACAACTGCTGCTGGTGCTATCTGGTATGACTCACTGTAGCGTGGCCGATTTTGAATCGAACACTCGCAAGTACTATCGGCTGGGAGCTATGCTTTACCATCCTGATAGGAACCAAGGCGATCATACCAAGTGGGATTTGTTTGAGAGTGCGTGGAAAGAATATCAAGGGATTCTAAAGAAACAACAGGAGATTGCCGCTGCTAACAAAGCTTAACTGTTTAACTTTCCACTTTCCTACGAGAGTGGAAGTTTAAGGAGTTAAATCCTTAGTAGGAGCAGCTGTATGAAATGTATTAATTGCAGACGCGCTGTGATGATTAGTTCACTAGGCGATTATATCCACGCACCTTTCACCGTTACAAAAGGTAAGCGTACTATTGACATTTCTGCGTTCTATGCTTGCTTTGTACCAAACAAAAAAATCACCGATGGCGATCTGCTACACGATTCGATTGCCTATAGGAATAAAAATCACGCACCGTACACCGGGCAAGAAAAAGTCCGCGTCAAGATCGGCAAGGAGGCTGTAAAATGACAACCGGTAATTTTAAGTTCGCGCCTAAAAAGGTAGGTCTTGCTGCGCTGCTAGAAGAACAGAAGCGCAAAGACTCAGCAGCACTGCCGAGCGGTGAAGCCGCTACTACAAACGCACTCTCAACTGAAATCCGCTATATCAATCCGACTGACGCGCCTGAGAAGATTCGTATAATCTTCGACGACTCTTCCTCAATGGAAGGTGAGCGTATTAAGGATGCGATTCTTGGTTGCGAGGAGTTTATGCGTAACTGCATTCCTAATACCACCGCGGTTGCAGTTCACCCGATGAACTACCGTAATACGGATTTGACCAAGCTCAGTGTGGATTTGCCAGCGCTCGCCTTGCTAGTACAGCATATCACAGCTACGGGTATGACGCCGTTGTTTGCTACGCTGTGGAGTGCTATGGGCAAGCTCCCGTACGCTACACGCTACATCGTATTCAGCGATGGCTCGCCGAATTTCGACGATTTTGACTACCAAGATCGTTGCATTAACAAGGCTGTTGAGAGCTTGACTCCGGTAGATACGGTGCTGATTACCTCCTACGAGGCTAACCCTGAGTCGCGCGAGTACCAAACGCTGAAGAATCTCGCAGATAAAACCGGCGGATACTTCCTCGTGTTCGATCGTAACAAGGTTGATTTCAAAACCGCGTTTGGATTCCTCGCACCTGTACAGCGACTCGCGCTAGTAGACGATAACTTTCGTGCGAGGTTGCAGGAGGGTAAAGTATGAAAATAGAGATTGAGATTTTCCAATCCGAGGCTGAGCTACTATTATTCAGCCTCGCGCTACGGGCACGTCAGACGAAATTAAACTCTAACGAGCAGTCCGCTGCGATAGCGTTGGGGAAACGTCTCGACGCCGTTTTCACTAAGGTATTTGATTGGCAGCCTATGGATAGGATGAAATCTTATACCCGGCCAATCAAGCGTGTTACTATCACATGCTACGATTATCCGCCCCCTGAAGGGAAGGTGTAGTAATGGGCACGACGCCCGTAATACCTGACACCGCCCTACGACTCGCTATTAAAATGGCATCGCTGGGCTTCGTAGCAAGATACAACCGGGTAGATGTTGGCCCGGTTGTATCTCAGTATTTCTTCACCCCCAATCCTACGTCTCAACTTTCCAAAGTACTCTCTCGTACGGAGGACTTGGCAATGAGTGTAGGCGCTGAGTCTGTAGTAATACAGAGGATTCGTGATGAAATATCCATCGCCGTACCTAATCGTGATCGGAGTATTATTAGTTTTGACAGATGCTTACACTGGTTGGCAACTTCCGCAGATACTAATAAAATGGCGCTCCCGCTCCTCATGGGACAAACCCCCGTCGGAACCAATTTTACTCTTGACCTTGCCGTTCAGCCTCATATTCTTATTGCTGGCACTACTGGAAGCGGTAAGTCTGTTTTTACTTCTCAACTAATAACCTCGCTTGCGGTGCAGAAGTCGCCCGAGGAGCTACGGTTTTATCTCGTTGATACAAAACAGCTCGATCTTACACTCTTCGCATCGCTACCACATGTAGCAGAGACGGTAGATAAAATAGAAGACCTTCATCAGGTAATGGGTAATCTGCTGAAAACTGTACGTCGTAGGACTGAAAAAATGAAAGGTGTGTGCCGTAATATAGGGGAGTACAATACGCTAAACCCTAATAACAAATTGCCGTACCTTGTGCTGATAATAGACGAGCTAGCTGACGTAATAGGGCAAGATAAGGAGCTTGCCAAGGATGAGGACAAGGACTCACGTCGTGTTAGAATTTCCGACTCCCTCAAAATGCTCGCCCAGATTAGTAGAGCTGTCGGAGTACACATCATCGCAGCTACACAGCGCCCCTCGGTTAAAGTCGTCGATGGGGATATTAAGACCAACTTCCCTACTAGGATATCTTTTAAGCTTCCTACTAGCGCTGACAGTAGGGTGGTACTTGACGATAATGGGGCTGAAAATTTGCTGGGGCTTGGCGACTATCTCTATAAAACTGCTCAAGACTCTAATCTGAGCCGTGCGCATGGTTCGTTTGTGAGTATGAATGATATCGCGATGGTGCTAGCTCAGCACGAAATGATACGGGGCCAGTTCCAAATGCAAAGGGAGATGAATAATGGATGAGAAACCCGGCATCTACATTACCAGCATAGTGCCACCTGATATTGGGTGGCCTATTGCTGTTTATTGCAGTCAGTGTCGTACTACGATTTTTATGTACGACAGGCTCTCAGTTAAACCTTCAGACGGAGATTATTTTCAGCTTACTGATCTCTGGTGTCCTACGGTAGTACGTCACAACTTCACAGATTTTGAGTGGCAGCAACGCCGAATATGGTGTTTCAAAGAGGAACTCTAATGGCAGCACCTGCTGATTTTTTCATGCTCGCGCTCTGTTTGTGGCGTGAGGCTCGCTCGGAGGGAGAAACTGGTATACGCGCGGTAGGCTGCGTTATCAGGAATCGCTCCCTCCGTACTGGTAACTCTGTCTATAAAGTAGTTACCGCGTATCGTCAATTCTCTAGCATCACAGCCCCGGAGGATCATCAACTTGCTAGCTACCCTGCTCAAACTGATTCTCAGTGGCAACTCTGTCAGAAAGTTGCCTCTGATATTCTCTCTGCCGGTAGCCAGCCGGATCTCACTGGAGGAGCTACAATGTACTATAGTGATATTATTCCTCCTCCTCGTAGTTGGAATTTTGCTAAGCTCACGCAAACGGTAAAGATCGGGCACCATATTTTCTTTAGAGAGGAGTAACTATGGCTGAGGTTAAGAAAGAAACGCCCTGCTCTAAATCAGGGCACAACTTTGCTGTCGTAGATGACAGTAACTCTCGTCGTCAAATAGGAGGCGACGTTCACGTATACCGCACTTTGTACTGTACCAAATGCGCAGAAACCAGAGAGTTTCTGGCAGTAATATGGCCCAAGACTAAAGGGAAGTATATTGCTGCTACGGCTGATCCTGTAGATGATGATAAGCCAGCGTAGTAATAGCGACGCTCTCAGACGCGCCCGTGATGCCTTCGACGGCTCGCGGGCTGCTTTTCCGGGGCGGACTCGTTGAAGGGGCGTCCAAAGGGCTTGGATAAGGCTTCAAGTCGAACAAAACAAACGACTTACAAGCCGCTTGACAAGGGGTAACACCCCTGTTACACTTCCCTAGTACCGCAATCTGCGTTCGGAAACGGAAGTTTTAAAATGCCCTCCAAAAGAAAACCTCTTCGTACATTCAGAGTATCCCCTTTTCATAATGCCATTTTAAACACCCCACCGTATAAAGGACACGCGGGTCTACTGGTGCGTGTCCTGCTGGACGCTTTTTTCTCCAATGAATTACCTGAACTACGTACCAAATTCCTCAGCGCTGCGGAGTTATCTAATGGCACTACTGAAGAAGATACCGTTGAATCAGATGCCGCTACGGTGTAGTAAGTGTGGCGGTAATTCCGAGTATTGGTTAGTGGGCGAGAATCCTGAGAATGGAAAGCCCATTCCTAATACTGAAGTCCCACGCTGCATAAACTGTCTTAGAGGGCTAGCTTGTAGACTCATCATCGACTAACGGAGATACGATGGAAGAACCGTCCGAAATCCCTGTCTCTACTGAAGGTGAAATAGAAGTGGAATTGCCGGTTGATATGGCAGACCGGCAAACCGTGTGTGATGTTTGTTTACATCAGAACTTAACCGCACCTATTGGCCATGCCATTTGTGCTAGGTGTGCTATTACGTATTGCACGCATTTTGCCTCTGGAATTGACCCGCAGTATTGTATGCACTGTATGAAAGCCATCGAGGTAACAGAGGAGATTTTGATACGGAAATCTACTCATGTTAACGAAGAGACAAAGCAGACTTACACGCGGACGCAGAAAGCTCGGCATATTATCTTTGGCGGGCTGGACTGGCTGTTTGTACAGCGTAAGATTAATACGATATCAGACGCCGAACTAGCAATGGCGATTGAATATCACCAAGCGATGTATTCGGGGTTGCTTTATGAGCGGGAAAAACGCAGAGTCGAGCACTTCCACAGAAACGCGGGAAAACAGTTCGTCCCTCGTATATCGACTGGTGATACAGCCGACGCAACTTCTGTTACTGTTAAGAAAACTCGGCGCACGAAAGTGATAGCACCGGAAGATGCGGTAGTACAGTTGAGAGCGCAGCTCGAATTGATGCTTAAACAAGGGCTGACTCAGGATCAGATTTTGAAAATGATGGGAGGAGGGAAGTGATGGCGCGTTCGGAAAATGACTACATAAGAGCTTATGAACTTTATAAGCGCTCTGCGGGAATTCATAGTTACCACGAATTTCGTAAATGGATTCCTACTGCTCCTCCGGAGACTCAGGATTTGTTTTTTCTTGGCCTGCCTCAAGTGGAGCCGATAGTGTTAGAGGAAGAAGCCGGATTTGATTTAGCTTTTAAGACGCCAAAAATTGAAATCCTTGACGACGACAGAGTGACTTTTAGCAGCGGCGCAACTTCTTCGCAGCAGGAACTTCGGCACGATTTAGTTCCTATCTGTGCAGTACGAAGGTTGGCGCAGCGTTATACAATGGGTGCTGCGAAGCATGGAGATTACAATTATCGTACAGGCTTAGGCGACGAGGCTTTCGTACGGGATCGTATGAATCATATTACAGAACACTGGCAGAAATTTTTACTCTACGGTTCTGCTGTAGACGACAACCTAGCTGCTGTTATGTGGGGGATTTCTATTTTAATGGAAATGGAAACTACCATAGAAGGTCATCAGCTTTTAGCTAAGATTAGAAGTGAAGCACGATAGTAGTACGGCAATCGTACATTGCCGCCGGGTCTTAGTAGGCATACAATCTTGTCCGTGACGCTAACAGGCTTAGCAACGGTGTTAAATAATCGAAGATTTGTACTGCTAAGGCTCGGCGGCAACGTACACCCAAGAAGGGAATATTGACGATGGACTACAATGAAAATGCTTTAAGGCCGTATCCAATTTATCCACCAAATATCCACGCAGCAGTAGAAAAGCTGCATTGGCTCAAATTCGGTGAGGATGGCGTACTAGAAATCTACCTCGATAACCACATGCTACAAACCTATCGCTCGTGCGAAGCCAAGTTCCAGCTAGAAATGATCGAAGGCTGGCGTGAGCGGGGTGCGTTTTGGTTTCTAGTATACGGCACTCTCGTACATAAGATGGTCGAAATCTACTACCGTGATCGCAAGGCTCCCGACTTCAACTTGCAGAAATGGTACATGAACACCGGGATGAAATTGTGGGAACAGTTTCGTATTGACGAGCAGTTTAGCAAGCACCCAGACTATATAAAGCTGGGAGCTTTCCCAGGATTCGCACTTCAAATGGCGGAGTACGCAAATGTACACAACGTCGAAAACGAGCGCCTCCGAGTTATTGGGACAGAGCTTTATTTTGGTAAGAGTAAGGAAGTACCCTTGCTGGCTGATGCTACATTATACCAGTACGCTCCATTTAGGCTTTATCTTAGTGGAAAAATCGATTTGCTCGTCGATAACGGGTCTAGCATTTGTCCGATGGATCATAAAACTGCCAAGGACTTTAGGGGGAAGAACCCTATGGACTCGTACGAAATCCAAGACGGTATGTGCGGATACGTCTTCGCTACCAACGCAATCCTCAAACGAATAATGCCCGAATCGACTCGTACGTGCAATTCAATTATTATGAATTTCTTGCAGGTGAAGAAAGAGGTCAATCCTGCTGATCGGTTTCGCCGCGGTATCCTACGCAAAACCGACGCACAGCTCGAAGCGTACCGTATGCGTATGATTAGCACCGCTACGAAGATTTTCGACTTTATCGCTTCTGGTAGAGACGGCGACTGGAATACCATGATGTGCAATAATTTCATGCACAATGTCTGCCCTTGGCATGGCGTTCACAGAGTATCACCAGATTCACAGTTAATAAAGCTTAACGCTACTGGTGTCAAACAGCCTGTATGGGATTGCGAAACTGTAGATGCCGTGGAAGAAGCTGCGAGGGAGAATGCACGAGCCAGCAAAGAAGCAACCAACAGTAGTGGATCTTGATACGGTTCGAGTTGGGCCGTATAAGATTATTCACCTAGCTATCAAATGCCCTGATGATTACAACATTGGGATGGATGACGAGTTTAGGTTGCAGTTAACTTCCTTCTTCGCCGCAAAAGGCATTGCGATTTTCAGCGCCACTATCGAAGAAGCACTGGTAGCAGATATCGTTAGCGAGGAAAAATTCGATGCGTGAGTTTAAATTTCGCAAACTGATTAAAGCAGAGTTGGAAAGCGGCCTACTCTGTCAGTATTTGCTTCCTAGCCGCGTGGCGTGCAATCGGGTAGCAAAACGTATGGTCTGGGAGCCAATTGCTCCTGAGGTAGAACAGCCGTTCTGCGAAGCACACACTCAAGTTGCTATTGCGCTTTTGCAGGCGGTAGCATCTAATCAAGCCGAAGGTGAAAATGTCGATTCTGTTAGTATTCTCGATCTTGATGCTGCTGGAGATTCTAACGATGAAACCGCGTTGACTCCTACGGAAAACACGGAAAAAACAACCGACGGGGCTACGGAAGTTGTAGAACCTCACGAGCCGGGCCTTGAGCATGTAGAAACTGGTACTACGGACGAACCAGCCGACGAACCAGAAAAGCCAACATTCAAACCCTTTGTGGGAACAAAACTAGACACGCTATAAAAGGACGAAACGACAATGAGTTCAACGCCTAGTATTCCAAGTGATCCATTCGCAGGTTTGAGCGGGCTGATAAATCCCGCTCAAATTGCGTCAGAAGCATGGCTCAAGATTGCTATTATTGGTGAGCCTAAAACTGGTAAGAGTTGGATGGCTTCTACAGCACCCGGCCCAACCCTGATCTACGATTTTGACGGACGCGCTGCTTCGCTACGAGGTAAGCCGAACGTGATGGTAAAGACTGTTCAAGATATATCCCAAGTTTCACCGTGGGCGATGGCTGAGGTAGAAAAAGACCTGAATAACTTTAAATACCGCAAGTCTAAGGGCCTGCCAAATCCTACTACCTTCGTGTTCGACTCCGTAAGCTATATGAAAAAAGCTATGGAGAACGAGCTGATGAAACAGATGGGGAAGGACTACTACCGCGAAATCAAACTCTCCCCAATCTCCATTCTCCGCGTACCACAAGGCTGGGATGTTATCAACGGAGTGAAAGGTTATCTTGAGTATCTCGTAGCTGAGTTTGGTACGCTTGGCAATATTATTTGCGTATTTCACGTACGGGATGAAAAAGACAGAGACAAAAGCACAGCAAAGGAAACTGCTTATACTGGCAAACTCACTGTTGATCCGCAGTATCTCGCTAGTGTTTTGTCCGTGTTTAACGAGGTTTACTATATTTCAGTAGACAGCGGCGGACGGTACAAAGTCGTAGTCAAGCCCAACTACGAATGCCGCGCTTCTACTACGCTGCTTCTCGATGCGAACGAAGAACCTGATATCCAGGCGATCATCGCGAAGCACAAAAAGAGATTAGCCGAACCAGTAAAGAAGTAGGTCGGCTAGTATGCGTTACCACGATAAACTAAAACAATACAATACGAAACGAAAGAGAGAAAAGCAAATGGCATTTCAATTCAAAGTAGACGCAGACGAACTCAAAGGCCCCCAACCAGTACCAGCCGGTGTTTACACCGTACGTCTGAAGGGCTTTAAACCCAAGCTGTCCAAAAAGGGCGATACCACGAATCTCAATCCGCAGGTTGAAATCTGTGACAACCCGCTGTTTGAGGGCAAGCCGCTTTTTACCAGCTTGAACTCTGCGATTCCTAGCTTCATCAACGATTTCTGCCACTCCTTTGGTCTTCCTATGGATAACCAGCTGGGAGAGGGCGGACTTGATCCACAGCTTCCCGGTGATTGGGATGGTGACGAAACTGATCCTAGCACATGGAAGTATACTGGTCCGCTGCTTGGTCGTACAGCGCAGTGGGAAGTAGTCGAGGGTACGTACCAAGGCAAGCCCAAGAACGAAATCCGCTGCTTTATTTGCACAGTTCCGAATTGTGCTAGCGAGTATCCTGATATCCGGCACTCGACTAATATGGTGCGGGAATAGCACTGGTACGGTAACAATAATGCAGAATGGAGCCACTGTAAAAGGTGGCTCCATATTTTAGTTTCTAAAATTGAGGACTTATGCCAGTACAGACAATACATCCGAAAGGTAGTCCTAGCGCGCAGGTTTGGGTTGTAGTAAATGACCCGTACCCCCAGGATGCCGATAAAGGATATCTTTTTAGCGCCGGGTATGGGTATACGTATGATAAAATGCTTAGCGCGGCTGGGCTTAGTAATGTATACATCTGCTGTCGTCGCCCGGACGTAGGAGATAAAAACTCCTATCGAATTCTTGAGAACGATCTTAACCATTACAAACCACCGATTATAATAGCCCTCGAAGAAGCTGGGAAGTGGCTATGCCCAGAGCTACAAAAGCGGGTTACTAAAGCGAAAGGTCAAACGGAGGCGGAGTATGAGTCCGAAATTGAGAAATATTCTGGCAGTTTACTTACTAGCGGACTGCTCAATTACCCTCATTTTGTAGTGCCTTCTTTCGCCCCCGATACCGTTGTTAAAAATTGGAAACTTCGTGATATTGTGGTGTCTCTTGAGCTTGGTAAAGTTCGTAGTGAGTTGGACTATTTTAATACTCATCAGCGCACGCTAGAGCCGCTTCCTTCGTATACATTCGAGACGGATTTCGATGGCCCAGACGGATTCGCTAAGCTCATGTATATTCTGGAGTCGTTTAAGAGTAGCAAGCTGCTGTCTAACGATATCGAAACTGTATATCCAAAGAAAGGCGACAAGCAAACTCGCAGTGAATTCTATGGAAAAACGCCTGGTTATCCTATTCTTGTTGGTCTTGCTAATAACAGCCGCAGCGCTATTAGCTTTGAGTTATTTCGACAGGACTTGAATGAGACAGTGGCGCTATGGCGCTCTCTTGATTGGCTGCTTCGTAACGTGCAGCAGCTCGGGCAGAATATTATAAACTTCGACGAGTCCTACTACGAGATGCTGGGATTTGAGCTAGGAATGCCTCCTATAGATACGCTGATTCGACACCACGTACTATGGCCTGAACTCAAACATAAGTTAGCTTTTCTCACCAAGCAGTACACACGCCAACCGTACTACAAAGGCATGGGTGCTAACTGGCGTCCTACGAAGCTGCAAGAGTACAAGCATTACAACTGCCTTGATTGTGCCGTCACTTACAAAGTCTACGAAGAACAGGAGCTAGAATTCAATGACAGACCCTATTTACGATAGCGACAGCGAGAAGGGCAACTTTTACGACAGGCTAGACAGACGAATACAGCTACAGAAAGAGAAGAGTCTGCAATCTCGGCCCGAAAACCTGCACGACTATCAGGGGTGCGAGAAGGGCAACATGACGCCAGAGGAAATTCATGAGTGGTTAAAGTTAGCCATCTCCTCTCTCTGCGGAGACAGAATACATTTCTCGACCTCCAATAAATCCGCAGATCAACACCGTAGAGATGCAAAACAAGTTCAGACGTGGGTAGATTCCAAGATGAGAGAGGAGCAAAAATGACCGACCACGAAGGCGGCAACAATAAGCCAGAGCAGCTACGGGCGGGAGCGGATATACCGGAAGATTTGAAGGCTTACTACGCAGACGCAAAACGGAGAGCAAGCGGCTATAAGTCACCGGAGGTCGAACTCATCGAGCGCATCGCCAAGGCCGAGGCGGAGATTCGGGAGCTGCGCCGTACGAATACATGGATCAGCGATAAGCGAGCGATGGCACATTATAAGCAGCGAGCCGAAGCTGCCGAGGCCGCGCTGAAGTCTGAGACGCAACGAGCAGAAGAAAGCAACGCGATAGCACTCGAACTCCGCGCCAAGCTGGCCACTGCGAGAGATGCGCTGGAGAAGGTTATTAGGCGAGTCCCTTTGGTTAGCCCTTATTACGAGATAGTGAGGGCCACGCTCACAGCAACGGAGGTTCCTAAATGAGCTGGAAAATTCTACTAATCTTATACGTACTATTCCTCATATTGCTCGGAGCGATAGGATGAACGAGTTAGAGCGCCAACTCATAGAGATTTTAAATTTGCATTTTACGTTTCAACAACTCGACGACCAAGATCATACAGATTGGTGTCGTTATGGATTTACAACTTTTAAACGTGGTGACTGCGAATGTGGCCGTACTTTATTGGAGAATCTTGATGGAATCCTTGCCAGCCGTAAAGAAAACCAAAGCTGAACTCCTAGTAGAGTATCAGAAAAAGCGTGATGAAGTCTTTATCCTCATCATGCTAAACCTCAACGCACTAGCAAACAACCCTGTTCACATAGTAAGCAAAGTAGACTACGACCGATTCTGGGATGCTGCCAAGGGGATCGAAAAATACCGCGAAATTGCGGACCAAGCTGTACTAGCGCTCTCTCAGGAGTAAGTCATGCAGCATGTTATAACCAGCACGTATCTACACAATCTGCAATGGGTGTACCACAAAATCGACAACCGCGGAATATGCATCAACCGCGACGAGATGCAAATTGCGAAGGTATATGTAGATGAAGAAATCAATAGAAATTGTGCGATTGCCAGCGCGCAGTGGGGCTGTACGGTTTTTATCGGAGCAGCGAACGCACCCGCGATTGGCAAGGATAATTCCGTTAACCTCAACGCAACGCAGGGAGAACGCGCCCTGCTTAAAAAACTCCAAGACATAGGCTACGAAGTTCCGAAGATTACGAAACGCAACGAGGAAGGAGATTATGAACAAAAGTTTAGTACGGGTGAGCTATCACTCCAAAAAATGCTGGTGGCTGACCAATTCAACTTTCGAGCTAGCAAAGGTGGCGATCCAGCTATTCGTGCAGTCTTGGCTGTTCGCGAACTGGGAAAACTCAAATCCAGTTACTTTAACTGTCGCTATTACACGGATACAAAAGATCAAACCTACTATCTCACAAACTATAATGTCGCTGGAACTTTACCCGGCAGGCGCTCTAGTAGAAAACACACGTTTGGCTTCGGCAATAACGCACAAAATTTCCCAAAACATGGAAGACTTGCAAAAGTCTTTCGGCGTTGTCTCGTAGCACGCCCCGGTAACATTCTATTATTCGTCGATCTCAAATCTGCCGACGAATGGAGCGTAAGCGCGCTCTCACAAAACATGGTAGCCTTGCGGGAACTGGAAACTGGCGTAGACAGACATACAAATTTCGCTTCGGCGATATTCGGGATACCACTAAATGCAAAAACAAAAACCGAGTGGAAAGAGAGTATCGAAAGATACCTTGGTAAGAAAGTTCGACACGGTAATAATTATGGAATGCGTGGACCAAGAATGTCCGACAGTCTTGCTCAGGAGGCTCATTCTATCCCACCGGCTCAATGTCAGTTTCTACTTGACCGTGCAGATGCAATTGAACCAATGGTTAAGCAAATATTCCACAAGTACGTCACGGATACGGTTAACCGCACACGTTTACTTAAGACACCGTTCAAAAGGGAAAGACAATTCATTGGGTTGAGGCCGAATGATGCTAATTCTAAGATTTTTAACGAAGCTTTTGCTTACATACCCGCTAGTGTCACTGCCGACGACAATGGTTTTGCTCTTTTTTTCATGGAAACTGAGAGCATCTTGGATTTGGCTGACCGTTTTCTTATCCATGAGTGCCATGACTCTCTCGGTTTTGATATACCAGTTGATTATGATAATATTGCTCGTTTATGCGAGCAGTTGAATCGTGCGTACAGTATCCTAGTACGTTTTGACAATGGTATTGAATTCGTGATCCCAGTAGAGTTCGAGATGGGCTTTAACTTTGCTGATACTAAAACTCTACGGAGCCTTGACACCGCTTCTATCAAACTTCTAGTAGAAGAACTCCAAGCAGAAGAATATAAAACGATCGAGCAGATCGTAGCATAAGAGGTAGCATGGCACGATTGTTGAGTAAAAATTGGATCGTGGCACACTCGGAGGAGGTAGACCCTATCTCCGAGGCACCCAAACAATTCAACGTCTGGGCTGCTATCTCGGTTGTTGCTGCGACTCTAAAGAACCATGTGTATGTAAAGTACGGGACGTTTACAATTTATCCTAACTCCTACATTATCCTTACTGGTCCTCCGGGCGTAGGAAAAGGAACAGCTATTCATCCTGTGTGGGCTTATCCTAAGAAACTCAACTTAGTAAACGTAATCAGTGACCGTATCACCGCACCGAAGATTATCGAACGCCTAGCTAGCGGGTTCGCAGGGCAGGTACAGATTCATCCAACCTCAAACGGCAACGGCCTACATTCTCCCGGTCCTATTACTATGGCCAAAGACGGTAGTGCTACACTCATCGCAACAGAACTTTCAACCTTGCTTAGCAGCAGCGATTGGATGATGACATTTCTCTGCGACGCTTGGGATAGGGGGGAGTATTACTACGATACAAAAAACAGCGGAAGTAGTACTGTTAAGGACATGTGTTGCTCTCTTATCGGAGCTTGTGTCCCCGATTATATTAGAAAAATTAACAAAACCGCAACTAGCGACATTAATGCGGGTTTTACAGCACGCGCAATTTTTGTGTATGCAGAGGAGAAGTCAAAGAATCTCCTCTGGCCTGTAAGTACGGAGGGAACGCCTCGTGGGATTGAGATGGATCATAAGTTTAGCGAAGACTTGAAACAAATCTCGCAGTTAAAAGGAGAAATGACATTCGACGATAGCGCTAGGCTTGAGTTTCGTAAGTTCAAACAAAGCTCCTACCTTAAGCCCCACGAATCAGACACTGACGTTATACTACACTTCAAATCACGTATGCACGTACACGTACTCAAACTTGCAACGGTGTTCTCATGTGCGAGTAGGGATTCTCTCGTTGTAACCTACGAAGACATGGCAAGCGCAATCCTGTGCTTACGCGACGTGATGAAAAATCTCGACCGGGCTTTCCGAGGATTAGGAGATTCAGAACTTGCCGAATCCACTGCTAGAGTGCAAACTTTCATTGAGCATAAAGGGATCACGACTCGCAATGAGATTCTATCAGGATGTCACCGATACGTCACAGGTGAAAATCTCGATAGAATCCTTGCCTTGCTGGTTAACATACAATTCTGCACTGGTCGCAGTCAAGGCGGCAAATACATCTACACTCATGTCGGAAGCAAGCCACAAGTTGCTATTACAAATTCAACAGTTATTACAAGTAAGTGAGGACACCGATGTATCCAAAGATAATCGCTGAGGCATTAGCAGCCGAAGAAAAAAACAGCGGCTCTGTCGAGATCGACGAGTCAAACTTAGTAAAAATCGACGACTTAGATTTCCAATTTCTAGCCGTCGCAGATAAGATCATTATTTCGATCGACGATTACAGGAGCGGCTTTGAGTGCGAAAAATGCAAAGGAACAGCAAAAGTCGAAATTGTATGCTCTTGCGTTACCGCAGATAGACCCGGCTATAAAAATCGCTTTAACGAACCTTGCGAAGAGTGTGGAGGAGATTACGGGAGCAAAACCAGAAGTGTGGAATGTCCATCATGTCAAGGAAAGGGCGCTCTTATCGTTATCCCCCAGACCGCTAAAGTTTTACCCTCTACGGGAACAATCACAAGCGTTGGGGAAACTTGTAAACTCCTTAGCTCCCGTGTTGGTAATAGAATTGTGTTTTCACCTCATACAGGTACAATGCTGCCGCTTAAAGGCAATGTCAGGCTCAAAATCATGCGAGAGCACGAAATTCTCTGCCAAGTCTTCGGAGAAGGACACACTAGCAAATTCATAGACTACGACGTGAAGTTTAGCGAGATGTAATCAACGCTACAAAAAACAAAGCCCCCTAGTGTTTAGGGGGCTTTTTATTTGTCCAGTACTACAAGGCAACTCTCTAGTATCTACTGCAACTTATCGAATACTGGAGGCCCGAGGTAACAGCGTGAAAGACCGTGATTACATCCGTCGCCGCTGTGTAGTAGGGTACTGAAGCTGCCGCTGCGGTTGAGTTCTTAGGAGTGATCTGGCAGTGGCTAGCGGATGTAACGCCCATTGACGAACCTGATCCTAAAATCCCTCCCATCGTAACGTTGTCCGAAGCTGCCGCGGTAGTAGTAAGGTTTGCTGTCAAAGGCCGCTCAGGATCGCCGTATATAGTAGCACCTACTCCTGAAGAAGCCTCGTCGTATACAGTATCCACGGATCTCAGCCTAAAATTAGTCACCGTGGTAAACTGCGCCAGAGTTCCAGTTTTTACTCCGCTGCCGCATTGCACGCAATAGGCGTCAGAGAATACATTTTGGAATGTGTTAGAGGAAGAGTCACCGTGTACGTACCCACCGTATACAGATGGCCTGGTTCCGTTAGCTGGACTGGTGGTATTAGCTGCGAACGCCCCTGTATTCTCGCACAGACCGTTTACCAAATTATTATGCCCATTCTCAATATCCCAGCACAGGACATAATTATTCGACGCAACGTCCCACTTGATAGTATCAGTGAACGCTCCCATATGTACAGCGATGCTGTTAGGAAGCCGCGTGCCAGTCTCAGCCGCATAGCCCCCTATAAACCACATTCTAGAATTACCCACGCTACCACTAGACCCCCCGATGAAAAACGCAGGGAACTTCGTGTTAGCAGAATAATTGTTGAAGAACGTAGAGTATTGGTTAAAATTACCACTAGGATTAGCCGTAGAGATCGGATCGAAAAGTCGTCCGAACCCGTTGTACGAAAGCGCGTACGATGCCGTAGCGTTTGTAGAGCCTTGATAATTCGTTGTGAGTGAAAGCGAAGTGGCGCTGTTAAACGTCTGAACTTCCTGCGGCAAGCCATTGATCCATAAAATTCCTGGGACCATACCGCTCGTAAACGTCGTGCCGCTTCCTGTTACAGTCTTGCTACCATTAGTAACACTAACCGTACCAGTCGAATAGTCCTTTCCGTTCAACTCCTGAAATCCTACGTTATACTCCTTAGATCCACTAACCGTCTTATAATGAATCGCGGAGTGTACTGCACCCGTGCCGCTGGTGTCAGAAAACTGGCAATTCGAGATTAGTGGCCCTTGGATCTTCGAGGACGAAAAGTCGAACGTAAGAATATCAATCGTTGTACTAGCCTGAATCGCAGTCATAGAATCACCCTGGCCAGATGCGTTGCCCTCGCACAGGATAGCTACGTTATTCACGTTAGTAGTGCCGCTGTATACTACAGGAGTCGTGACTTTATACCGACCCGCCGGAAAACACAACGCCGGTGAGCCTTGTCCTGGACTTGTAGCATCTAGCGTAGCGACGATATTATTCCACTTTGCTCCTACATCTGTAGCACCGGTGTTATCTAGATTATTCGCTCCAAACGAAGTAGTGACGTTAGAGCAAACCCCAGCCGCCGTAGCTACGGCATAGTTTGGTACGTTGAGTACGCCCGCTGCAACCGTAGCAGGACCACTTGTGCCGCTAGTAGTAATACTGGTAATAAACGTCGAAGGCACTCCACCGTCTACATCATCCCAGCCATTAGTATCCGCGACTTTCATATGCCCGGCAGGAATAGTAGCGGTTTGACCTACAACAAACTTCTTACCAGTGTTGTTGTCGTTAAACACAGGACGGAAGGTACTAAAATCCGCCCATTGACTAAGCCAAGCGCCTCCTACCTGATCCCGCATAGCAGTCATACGTAAACCCGCCACCGAAGTCACAGTCTGTGTGTTACAAACCGTACCGTCGCCCGGTAGGAACGTAGAACCCGTAGTATCATTCATACTCAAACTCTGGCCCGTGGTAAGTGTACCGATATACCCCTGTGTCGCATAACCTCCCTGACGGCACATTTGTACTTTATACGCCCCAGGAACAGCTCCGGTGACTACGTTGTAGAAATTCGAACCTGTAGGAGTCACAGGCGCTATCGCAGTATTCACCACTGGCGTACAGCCAATCAGCAAACCTGCGAGATCGAAATAGCAACCATAGTACGAAGTACTAATCGAACCTGCTGCGCCTGTGAGATTGAGCGTAGGAGCGAGCGCGTACGGCTGTAACTGAGTTAGGTTGACAAACTGCCCTGCGTGGGTATTAGCTGTGAAGGCTCCGTTAGAACTTCCTGCGGGAGTAGAACCTACACTAAGGCTATCTACACCAAGACGATACAAGCCTCCATCGTTAGCCGTCCATGTATAGGAATTCGCGTTGTTTTGTCTGACACTGTTTCCTCCTACTGAAAATCCATTGTCAAGCGTGAAGTCGCCAAAACTGTTCATAGTCCAGTTGTGTGCACCACCGTTAACATAATAGATACAAGTCGAGGTCATACACACTGGCGCGCCTACGTTATTAAGCTTCCAATATACTGCATTTGTCGAGTCCTGTGCCTCGAACAACGATGCTGCGTGAGATGCGGCTCCTCGTACGGTTAGCGGGACTGACGAAAGCGTGGGGCCTTGTAGTACAAGTGGTGCCAGTCCTGTGATACCTCCTGAAACATTCAACCCGCCTGTGACAGTAAGCCCTCCTGCTATAGTACCCCCGCCGGTAATACTCAACGTAGTCGCTACTAGCTGCCCAGCTTTCAACTGCCCCGATACTGTGAGGTAGTCATAGTCTGGAATAATTGCTAGCGCTGCCAGTCTAAGATCAGTGCCGTTCGACGTAGCATCTGTTCTCAGCCACGCTCCTTGACCTCCTAATGGGCAAGGAGCTCCTACTACAGTGGAGTTATACGAAAACTTAACCCACTGCCACGCACCGGTGAGTGCTACTCCCAGCACCGACCCAGCGTGCCCTGATTGGCAATCAAGGTAGTAGTTTTGCGTACCGCCTCCTGTGCCAGCCTTGACATATACCAGTACCGTACCAGTGCCTTTAGGGAATCTCTGGCCAATAGGAATTCCGACGTTACCATCATATCCCACTGGAGCTATAGCACCAGGGGCTGCTATCGGAACATACCGTCCATACGGCAAAGCTGTAGCATCCAGCAACACCTGATTACTTGTAGTGCCAATCGTAGGATTGTTGTTCAAATCCTCCGGTAGCATTATCAGGTCTTCCTGACTTTGAAACTGATCGCCACTGATAGCGCCGCGAACTAGGAAATCTGGCGAAATAGAATTCATAGCAGGCCGCGCCAGCAATACATTCTGGCTTCTATATCCATACTGTGAGTGAATTGTTTTATACTGGTTATCGTAGCCAATACTAGCGTTTGGGGTATTAGCGATGACGTTCTCAGCCGTCTTAAAGTCATTCAGCGAGCCGTTGATTTGAATATTATTAAACGTAAAACCCTTAATATCGCTATACCAAGCACTCCAATCTGTAGGCCCAATGAGCGCGCTAGGAGCATTCATAAACCCATTCTTGAAATGATGCGAGTAGCCGTCGATCTCTGACATAGGACCGTAGCCTACAATAGCGCCGCCGCCGTCATTCCACTCTTGGTAGAAATTCTCCACCCCCCACTCAGTCATCTCGGAGTTCTGGCAAGCACCGTAGACATGGCAAGGGTTACTATAGAGAGTGATTCCTATAGCCTGCTGCTGGGAAGAAGACCCCGCGTACATCGTGCTATTGCTTAGTACAGTGTTATGTCCTCCCAGATAGGTACTAAACGGCACCACGTTATTAAAATCGAAGCGATCAAAAACCATACCATCGCTTGACTGTCCGAAGGTCTGAGGCGCATCCGTGTTAGTAAACGGCGGCGCCATCATGAAACCGTAGACCAGGAACCGGGATGCTACGTTGTGAATAGTACCTGCGTAGAACGAACCTTGAATATAAATACCGCAGGAGTTATTGACCGGCCACGAAGTTACATTACCATACGAGGACAGGTAGAGATTATAAATCGACCCGTGTTCGTACGGTACGCCTTGCTGCTGGTTTCCATCCCGCGCTGGGAAAACCATAGCGCAAGCTCCTACAGTCAAAGCAGGAATCCAATCAGTAACATTAGCAGGCGCTAGTGGATTTACAGGCGTGACTGCGGTACTAATCGTATGCGTAGCTGCGGTTGAGACTTGACCAGCTAGTGTCTTTCCGCGTACTACATTAAGCAAGCAATACGGAGCCGCGCCGCAGCTTGTTTTGTCGATGCCGTGGTAGTAGATCCACTCGCTGTCTATCTTCAGCCAGCCAGTTGTTGCTACACCAAGGTGGTAGTTAGAAAGTGGGTCGCCAGCAAATCCTGTCACGCCAATAGAAGTAGCACCGGCGCTGATACCAGCGTATAGCGTTACAGCCGACCAGCCTGAGTAGTAGTTAGAATAGTCCGAACCTCCTAGCCCTTGCCTTCCCTGAGCTGCCCACGCTGCTTGTTTAGTAAGCGAGCCGAACGTATTAGCATCGTTCGCGCCATCTACCAGCAGAGTCATATCATGAAATGTCCCGCCATTCATGCAGCAGCGTCTAGCAGGACTATCCGCCTTGTCAGGCGCTCGAAAAATATCACTCGCACGGCCTCCTTTTAGCACAGTCTGAAACTGCGCCGTACCAGACTGTGACTCTCCTCTGAACTCCAGAGGCGTAGCGAATGACGTAGTACCAGAGGGCCAGATCAAAGGCATGATTGAGTAGCACTCGCCAATGCCGAAGCAGAACAGGTTGTCAAACTCCCAGTTTAGCGCTAGCTGCCCTTGCGGAGTATTATCATGCTGTACGAACGTACCCGTAGGAACGCTGGTAGAAGTAGGAGTCGCGAGCACGACTAGCCCGGCAGTACAGGATACAACAGCGCTAGTGAAATCCGCACCCGCTGGCCCTGCACCCGCGATAAACATATTACCTTTACCCGGCCCGTACGTACCGCACCCGCCATTAATATTCCCCGTCGTACCCACAGCCCAAGTGCCATTCGTAGTAGTCGTAGCGCCACCGTCAGGATACACTCCCCAGGCAGCCGCGGGCATTCCTAGCGGAGTGCCTTGGATCGTAGTCGGAGTATCGAAAAACGGAGTGAAATAGGCAGAACTCGGCCCTACCGTACCACCACCGCTACTATATACAGGAATATTAAGCGCACTTCCTACTAACGTAGAAGGCCCGCTCGTACCCGTGGTAGTCAACGTAATCCCACCGCCGCCAATATTCGACCATGCTGTGCCACTCCACAACCGCATATTGCTGGTCGAGACATTATAGTACATCCCACCAGGACTCAACGGCGGTACGAGTTCTGCATCCGCATACCCGTAGGCATACGGCGCCGAAGCTACCGCAGTAAACCTCACTGGCGCTAGCGCATTAGTAGACGGCGTGATATTTAAACTCCCGCCCGAGACAGTAAGCGGTGGCGTGCTAGCGCAAGGTGAAGAAGCATTAGGGCAGAATTGAAACACCCACATACTCCCAGCTGGCGAGATCAGGCTGTTATTATACATCGCCTGAGTAAAAGCCGCGCTGCCATTAAGCGAACCTTTCCATTGCAGCTTCGTCTGATCTAGGGGCACGCCGTTTATATTATAAACCCCCAGGTTAGGATAAGAAGGATTGGCATAAAAAGTCGCTTGCCACGTACCGTTATTCCAGGTTTGGCCATCCGTATCCGAAGCAGTGGCAGTGACGGTAGTATTCTGCCCCTGAACCGGAGAGCAGAAAAGAATGAGCGTGGCAAGAACCACGCTCAGATATGTTGCAAGCTTTCTTAAATTCATCATAGCCATCCTAGAGTTGCCAGCTTAGTTAATAACTCCCTTACCACTTGGGCCTGCGAGATACAGATAACGAATTTCACGATCAGTTAAAACACGGTTCCAAATTCTCCACGGTCCTTCGACTCCGTTAAAAAAGTTCGTACCGCCTGTAATAGAGCCGATATGGAACGGTACCGAGGAAGCGATGGAGCCGGTGAGATTGTTAAATTGAGCCGTGGAAGGCGAGAGCACTCCATTGGCGTAAAGCAGCGTACCTGCTGCTGACTTAGTACCGTCATAGGTAAAGCAAGCTAAGTTATTCTGCGCTAGCGCGACGGTCGTGGCGCTGGTGCTGAATACGTGAATCAGGTTCGCATTACTCACCACGGTGTTGATGAGGTACAGATCAAGCCGCCCAGCCGGAGGAACATCAGAACCAAATAATCTAAAACTGATACCGGGGAAAGCAGGACCAGCCCCTAGATTATCAATCAGCCCTGGAGAAGTCGTCCATGCCGTAGGATTGAGCCATGCACATATCGAGAAGGGAAGGCTGCCGTCAAACGCTGTGTTCGTAGCATTCGCCGCATTCGCTACTGACGTGGTGCCATTAAAAACAGCTGCTTTGGCATTATAACCTGCCGTAGTAGCCCAAGTTACATTAGCAGCGGTCATGCTGTTACTAAGATCTAAGCCACCATTAACAAACGTAGACCCTAAGCCTTCCTGCATAGACCAATCTTCTAGTCCTACAGACGGAGGAGTATCAGGATCACCGCACTGCGCCATGAGGATTCTAACTCCCGCAGCTCCGTTAGGCTTCGCGTTGCAATAGGTAAAGCCAGACGCTTGCTGGGCTACGTTGATTCTTACAGTACCATGAAGCTTATTAGCGGTGTCAATAATTCCGTTTGCGGTTAGCTGCTCTAAGTCTAGTAGACCAACTTCGAGCATAGTGATTTCAGTCCCCGCTACGATTCCGTTAGTACCAGGACCGCACCATGCGTGAGTTATAACTACACCATTACTAACGTGCTGTCCTGTACCACCACCCGCCCAGGTATTCACGCCGGAATCTACTGTGATACAGTTTACACTAGTACCAGCTAGTATCTCAGTAGCAGTAGAGTGCTCACCTAGCTTGAAGGCGTTATAGAAGCCACCTACCCCTGCCATCCCTATTTGTATACGCACGGCGTTAGACAAAGTGGGTTCGTAGTAACACCCACTTGATGGATTCACTGGCACGGTAACAGCCAGTGAAGCACAGTTAGAATCGTCCAGCGTGAACGCTACGATATTAGTCGCGTTCACCATTACCATCCCTGGGTTAGTCAAGGGAGTCATGAAATTCATATGCTGGATATCTAGCCACACGTTCGTAAACGGAGTGAACCCCGCTCCACCAACGTTACTAGAATTGTATCCACCAATCACATTCCCTTGTGGGATGCTAGACCAAATTGTAGCTGTGCTCTGTGTAGTAGACGCAGCCGCAAATGGCGATCCGCCTATGAGAATAGAGCGCGGGCCAAAACCCTGCAATGAAACTATAGGCAGGACCGTACCGTAGTTTACAAGCGTAGGCATTTTGATTACAGCATTCGCCCCGCTGGTATCTTGCAGTACGCCATTAACCAAGTATGGCGCAGTAGGAAACCATACCGTACCGCTATTCACGCCTGTTAATGCCGTAAGAGTTGCTACTTGATTCACAGCCGCGTTAATAGCAGCGCCCTCGTCGTGCTGTACTAGCGTACCCGTTGACACACTTGTCGTAGTAGCAGGAGTCACTGTCAGAGTAGTACCGTTGCAACCGACTACTGTGCCAATGTAGGGGTTAGTAAAAGTAAGCCCGCCATTAGCACCAGTGGCTGCTTGAAGCATATACACAGTAGTGCCCGAAGCTGACTGCACTCTGGTGCCTGCTGGGATGTTCGTTCCGGTAATGAGTGCGCCGCTTCCGATGCTCGCTATTGAGCTAGTACTCGTGATTTGAAACGAGCCGTTCGCAGTTGTACCAGTTCGGCCAGTCAGGACAGCGCCAGCATCCTGTATAAATACGCCTTGGTTAGCCGTAAAGGTAGCACAGCTAGCAACGTTGATCGTAGTCCCCGGTGCGTTCGTCCCTGTAGTATTGGTGGTCGTATAATCATCCGTCGAGGCGTAGAACGGCGCTGCAGTAACTACTACGTCATTCGGGTTACTCGAACCTCCGCTACTAGAGCCTGCCGAACTCCACGAGCTACCGCTCCATACTCGTAGCGCATTCGACGTAATATTATAGTACATCCCGCCCGGTTGTGGCGTGGGTGAAATCTCACCGTCAGCATATCCATAGGCGTAAGGTGATACTGCCAGCGCACTAAACCGCACAGGCGGCAACGAGCCTACAAACGACGTAATCGACTGCGAGCCACCTGAGATACTAATAGTCCCTGTAGTATAGCAAGGCGCTGAGGCTTTCGGGCAGAACGTAAAAGTCCACGTTGTCCCTGCGGGCGAAATCAACGCATTGCTATACATCGCTTGTGAGAATGAGCCGCCTGAATCTAGCGCACCTGACCAGCTAATCTGGCTAGTGTTTAGCGGAGCGCCATTTACTGTATAAACGCTAAAATTAGGATACCCCGGCGCGGTGTGTAAATCCGCCTTCCAAGTACCATTATTCCACGTCTGCGCGTCAGTATCGGAGACAGTACCAGACACAGTAGTATTCTGGCACTGAAGTGGGATGCAAAAAAGCAGAAGCATAGCAACAGCTATGCTCAGGAAGATACCAAGGTTTCTTTTCGTAATCATAGCCATCCCATCCGACTTACTTCGTAGTAGCGCTTGGAAGTGCTTTTTTGTAGGTCCGTACGATACTGCATGTCCGGTATTTGAAATCGTTCGATTTTAGAATCCAGCTTCGCCCACGCACCAGGAATGTCAGTACCGATTTCCATTGGCACAGCCATGAAGCCATTGATCCCAGCACATTCTAGTCCTTTACCGTTTAGGCGCACATCGTACATATAGGTCTTTAGCAGCGCATCAAGGTCTTCGTGATCGAGTCCTTTTAATGGCGTACCCGCGAGGTTCTTGTGTTTGATCTCTGTAGGATACGGCGCGATGCTAAGTCGGGCTGCGACTCCAAACTCAGCTTTCCAACTTTGGTCAGGAACTCCGCCAGATGCGATCTGATATAGTAGCTCACCATAATTGCCCCCGTACATACAGGCAAGAGTAGCAGAAGCATCATAACCAAATCTAGGCGTCCATTCCAAGCCATATAAGTCAGTCTCCGTTAGGATTGTGTTTAAGTCCACCATTCCACGGAAGCCTGCCTGCTTCAGCACTTCCTTGCATTTCATCAGCCCCTCTTTGTAGATTCGGCTGTGTTCGTTGAGAGTGAACACCAGATTCCCAGCACAGCCTGTATTAGGGCCTTTGTTATCGTTCATAAACTTTTTCTCTTCTATCGTGCAGTTCAGCAGATAGAAATCCTCGCCGTTAAACCAGCCTTCTGTAGAGCACTCGATCCCAGGGATAAACTCCTGCAAGATAAACTTAGCACCCTTGGACATACTAGAAAGCTTGTCAAAATACTCAAGCAAGTCCTCAGCGTCCTTGGCCACGTACGTAGTAGCAGTATCCTGATCCTGTCCGCCATCGGGCTTAAATACGTAGCGTTTACCGGTCTTCTTCACATACGAGCGCGCTGCCCCGATATCGCTGAATTCTTTATACGGCGGAACGTTTACACCTGCCTCTTCCATAAGACGTATGCCAGCGCATCTGTCATCTTCGAGTATGCAATGAAAACTGCCATCGCCAATAGTAGGGCACCTATCAATACTAAAATCAGCCTGACGTTTCCTACCCGTGAGGTCAAAAATCGAAAGATCGTATTTTTCATACGCGGGAAACCCTACCTCCGCTCGCCGGTGATCTAACGAGATATTCTTAGCGCGCGGGATAATCCCTTCAAGCACACCAGCGTACTCAGGCTTCGACAAAAAATAATCGACAGAGTGACCTTCTGATAGCAGCTTCAGAATAAACCAAGCACCATAACCTGAGTACGAAGAGAGTGCAATTTTCATACGAGTCCTTTTACTTGCTTTTAATTGGGTAGGAGCCACTTTTACCGAGCTGAGTTTCCTGCCCACTTGTACCAGTAGCCTGTGATTTTCCAATCGGGCAACCGGCGCCTTTTGCTTTTGCGGTAGCTTCCGCCTTGCTGAGATTTGAAGACTGTCCAGCCATGTTACTCTCCTAGATGCTTCCAAGCGTTTTTATTAAATCCTTCGCGCTTGGGTTTCTTGTAGCGTTGTGGTTCGCGCTCTTTAACTTCGGCGGGCGTAGGGATATATTGGTGAGCTAAAAACTTTCCGAGATTATCTGGGAGTGTGTCTTCGAGTATATCTCGCTGGAGAGGTTTCCAGTTTCCTTTCTTTCCCTCGACAGCTTCTTTGTAGGCTGGAACCGCGAGATCCTGTACGGCCTGCCCACCGACATTAAGGGTTGGACCTCCAATCGTATTGATAAGGTGCATCCTGGTAGCGCTTCTGGCATAGGAAGCCCAGATACCAAATCCTGCCATGTGTGCGTACGAATCGGCATAGTCTGTAACACTCCCGAAAGGATTCTTAGGATCAACGTTTTGGCCCCTACCAAGACGCTCTAGCATTTCCACTCCCTGCCCAATAGCAGGGAACATTACTCCTGCTACGAGCATAAACTGTGCTATCTGCGCTGGGTCTTTACTCTTGACCATTGACTTCATAAACTCACTTCGCAGGAGTTGGCCCTCGCGAGTGACAAACCCGTGGAACATATTAGCCATCCGCATCAATGGGGATGCGCCGCTGTAGAATGAACGAGATAGCTGATTGTCGAGGAAAACCTTGTTGTCAGTGTATCTATATATAGCGTTCTCTAATTGCGCGGGGGAGAGTTGGCCCTTTTGGGCCAGTACCTCTTGCGCGTTAATCCCCATTTCCTTGAGTTCGACAGCAGAGCGTTTGTCCCCTTCTTGGTAGAGTTTCATCGCCATTTCTTCCGCGTTGATTTTTCCTACCGATCCCGCTGCTACTAGCGTCCACTCACGCACCGCGTTGAAGCCGGGTGCGTGTACGAGCTTGTTCAGGATAAAACCAACCGAGCGAGCTTTCTCATCCGTGGTCATAGTACTCGCCACTTTAGAGATCACACCGTTACGAAACGCTAGGCGATCTCCGTATGCATGTAGGCTCATGTCTGCTAGGATGCCAGTCTGTAACAGCACTTGCTTGGACTTCTCATACGAGCTGGGAGTCAACACCTGAGCCATGCCCTTAGCTAACGAAGCCAGCGGAGTCGTAAGCGCCATGTTCATAAAATTCGAAAGGTGAGGAATAGCAATCGCTGGTGCCAGGATCGTGGCATTGTAGTTCTGGAGGAAGTTCTCAACAACATGATGCCCTGTGTAGACATCTTTAGTACTAAGCCCCTTGTACGGTAGCTCTTTATTATTACGCACAGACCGCTTAAAATCGTTATCCCGAAGCACCATAGCCATATGGTCAGCAAGATTCTGAGCATACAAGTGGCCTTTCTCTTTCTGTGCAGCGTGGATGAGTGCAGCTCCAATGTCATTGTTACTACCAAAGATTGCTTTCTTAGTCATGTTCGCAGCTTCTTGGTGTACGACTCCTACCGCAGGACGCTGAGCTTCTGGCAGCTTGCTGTAGTTATCCACGAGCATCTGCGTGTTCTTTTTCAGCAGTGGGAAATGCTGGTTCTGTAGAATATCCATAGCTACCATTCCAGCCTTGGATTTCATAAACTCATTACGCATTGGCTGGATGGTTTTAATAAACGAATCTAACGCACCAGCACGCAACTCTGCGCTGCTGTTCCAGACCTCACTAGCCGCTATTCCTATAGGGGTTGGCATATCGCTCCTAAAAAATCGGGTACGCCCCAGGACAGGTCGTACCCAAGATTATCAACGCCTAGTACATCTACGGTCACCCGTAGACCTTAACGCCTGCGACGAGGCTTGAGGACTGAGTTACGAATCTTCTCGCTCAAATCCAAATACCTTGCAGGCGTGTTATCACCTTTAGTGCTAGTACGAAGTTTTTGCAGCTTCTTCAACATCGCGCTCTGCACAGCAACCTGCTCAGGATACGCGGAATACGCTTGTGCAAAATGCTCTAGCTCTAGCTGCTCGGCTTCTTCTCGTAGCTGCTTCTGCCACGCTGTAGGAGATAGCCAGTCATTAGCGTTAGTAGAACGGAAGATGTTTCCGTCAGAGTCCAGGTGACCCGTATACGCCATGTCAGCCATATGAGCTTCCAGTACGTCCGCTTGCTCCCTACGGAACGCATCGGTAGCATGGGGATTAAGATCATTAAGCTCTTGCTTAATCCGCTGTGCAAACGGCTTAGGCATTTGATCGCGGTGTTTATTAGCCCACAGAAGCATATGCTCAGGATCTTCAAAATGCTGCCCCGCTGACATTATGTTATCTCGAAGCTCGTGGATAAAATCCTCACTGGACATATCTTCCAGCCAACCAGCCCAGTTAAACTTCTTCGATTCACTAGCAGTCACGCCCTTTGGTACAGGGTTGGTAAAGTACGCTAGCGAGTTGACTTTGAAACTGGCGTAGCCCTCCTGAGATTTCTTTTTAATCTCAGGAGCCACTTGTGGCACGACTGGCTTTTTCGCGGCTCTACGCGCAGAACCTTGGGAACTTTGCGCTCCTGTGAGTTTAGCCAAGCTCTCTTGCTCGTTCTGCTGTGCGATTGCTACTACATCCACACCGAGTTCTTTCTTGAGCTTGTCTAGGTTAAAAGCAAACGGCGTACCAGTTTTGGCTTCCTCCGAGATCGTAGCCTGAATATTAGCCTTAGCAATATCCGGTACGTGCAATGGCAGCTCAGCTAGCGCGTCCTCGGTCATACTCGTATGAGCTAACCTAATAGCCGCCTTTCTAGACGGAGATAAATTCTTCCATACTGTTTCGGGTCCGTAAGCTTTCTTAGCGAGCGAAATGAAGGATATCTTTTGAGCAGTAACCAGACTAGACTTGACAGGATCATTTTCATGCGCCGCCTTCATAGCTGACGTTGCTTCTTCCGCAGTTTCGGCTTTCACACCATTAATCGTCGCGCTCTCTAACTCATGCACAGCTTCGTTCGCTGTAGCAGCTACTAACGGTCGCCCGCCCATAGCCATGATCTTAGCTGCAAAACCTTTCATCAGAGAATTGCTAGCAAGCACAGAATGGCCAACAGCAGCGCTAGCGGCGCCAAAGCCCATAAAGCTGAGTGCAGTAGTAAGTTTCTCCTGATTATCCTTACCTTGTATGGTAGTTGATATGATGCCATCTGCTGCCTCCATGAGACGTTTCTGTACGAACTTTCCTTTAGGGCTGGACTCAAGAACTTTAGTAAGGCTTCCCATGCCCATTTTATTGAGCACAGCGCTCTCAGCCATCGCGCCTCTAGCCATACCGGTAATTTCATACAAAGGAAGAGTACCAATGATGTTACCTGCATATGAGCCTACTGTTTCCTGCCAGTGCTGCGAGGGATGTGTTTGATCCCATACTTTGCTGGTGTTAATATAATCCTGTGAAACCCTGTCGATAATATCGTCGGCGCGTTTTTTAAGCTGGTTGACACCTGCGGCCTCCATATCTAGCGCTGGTCCTGTGAAGAAGTTCGTGAGTCCCAGCGTAGCGAGCGCAGCCTGCTGCCCGACCCATACGCCACCATGAGCCATTCCTGCGAAAGTTTCCACGCCGCCTTGCATCGCTGCGGTAATAGCACGATTCGCGGTAAGCATCTTCGGCCCGATGTTGTAGTAATCCGCGGGCGTCATTTTCATGTTAGGATCGGCGATCTTACTAACCCACACGTCCTTCTCAGGCGCTTTAAGGTGTGATCCTTCGTAGGCGGGTTTTACAGTCTGGTCGTAGTAATTAGAACGTAACTGCGCTTGCCGCTCAGGACTCAGCTCCTTGTAGCGGGGCGAATCCATAATATGCTGTATGCGCGCAAGCACAGCCGCTTGCCTCTGATTTGAATCAGTGAAGACAAGCGGGTTCTTATTTTGATGCGGATCTGTAGCAGCAACCAGTTGCGTCTTCTTAACGTCCGCGCTATAAGAGCGTTGCTCTACATTCTTAGCAGCAAACTGAGCTTTCTCATAGTTAGTGTTAGCTAACGCAACTCCCCGGTTAGCATCAATAGTGCTATTCGTAGGAGTTGGGATCGGTTTCTGTGTCGTCGGTTGGGCCTGCGACTCCGCCTTCGGCGCTAGCGGCTGCTTGCTCGCTGCTATAAACTCTCCCACCGGTATTACTCCCTGTGCTGCCATCTATGGCTCCTGACATTTTTACCAGACCTTCGTTTACGATTTTTAACTTATCCGTAGCCTGTTGACGTAGCTCGTTAGAGTAATAGAGCGCGTGGTTAGCATCGTCGAGCGCAGTCTGGTTACCGCCTTTTTTCTGTATCGCATCACGGATAAAAAGCTTTTGCCCGTAGTCAGCATCCATAGCTTTGATCTGATTATTGAGCGCGTTCGCGGTGGCAGACAAATCTTTAAGCCGCTGAGTAGGCGTAGCGTTCTTCGCAGTGATTCTGTCAAACGCGGCGTCAATGGCGCGTGTCTGCATATCCCATTTAGAATCGAGCTGCTTTTCTACCGTCTCCTGTCGGCCTGCTACCAACGCCGCGGTACGCGAATTAGCCCCAGCTTCGTGCATACCTGCCCGCGTATTAGCACCTTGCTGCTGTATCTTAGCGCGCGCATTAGCCTGCGTCTGGTTATATTCGGCTCGCCGGTTAGCAGCCTCTTGTGTTACCTTAGCGACCGCCATGCGAGTTTGATCCGCTGCGTCTGCGATAGCAAGATGGGTTTGATTAGTACGCTCGTTGTTGATGTTATCTACAAGCGGCTTGGCCAGCTTCTCAAGCGCAGCTTGCTGTTGCTGAAGCGCAGCTACGCGCTGGATCGCCTGTACGTTCGGCGCCAGTTTCTCCCCTTGCTTCTTCTGCAACTGCTCGGCGTAGCTCGTAGAAGCATCTTTCATAGCGCCGTGCTCCATCGAGTTATTCTTCGATGGGTCTACGAAGTTAATGTTAAACGCTTTCTCAAACTGCTTCGTCTTTTTAGGATCGCTCAGTAGCGCATCCTGTCTTTCCTTGTTTTTTTGATACGCTGCCTTGGCGTTCGCGTCGTTAGGATCAGCCTGTAATGCTGCCTGAGCCTCTTGCATACCAGCAGAAGTTTCGTAGATCGACTCGATATCAATCGCCAATGCTCTACGTTTCTCGGCAGTACGCTTCTCAAGCGCGCCTCCTACTACGTTAGCCGCGGTTTTAATCGCATTCCCAATGTTCTGTTTCTTGACGTTGGCAGCTCCTACGCGACGTGACGTGTCCAGCGGCGTACGCTGAAACCCACGTTGCTGTCCCATTACAGTCTCGGGGTTAGGAAGATTCCCAGGCGCACTAATAGGCTTAATCGCCGCTGCCAGCGAAGTCTGGATATCCTTACTAACCGCTGCGTGTTGCTGGTAAAGTCCTGCTAAGAGTTCCTCAGGATTTACCCCGCCGCCTATTTGTGACATTGGCGCAGTAGGAACAGCGCCTTGAGTTGGATTGTCCGGCCCCATCGTAGGCTCCTTAGTAAAGTATACCGTTGTCGTCAGTGCTCTGTGAGCCGTCCCAGGTTTGAATCGGCTGTAGCGGAATCACGCCGGGAGTGCTGTCGGAGGTTTCAAGTTGAATCGTATTCGGAGTTCCAGCAGCATTCTGAGCAGCAGTAGAAGCTCGATTTTGTGCTAGCGCACCTACCGCCCCTGGAATCGCACTACCCTTAGACTGCCCGCCGCCATTAGCTCCCGCGATAGTACCAACGCCGCCTGCTATCAGCGCCGCCCCCGGTACTTGCAAACCGGGTACAAATTCCATAGCAACGCCCGCAGCAGCTTCTATCCCACCGAGAATATCTCCCCAAGCGCCACCGTTATCTGAGACTTCATCCTTAGCATCACCAGCCACTCCCCCTGTCAAAGCGAGAAGTTGAGAAGATTCGTTGGCTAGCAACTGCTGTTCCTGTAATCCAGTCTGTCCTGCAATCCCACTCTCATATACAGCGTTAGCAATCGCGCTCGTGCTAGAACTCGCTCCCACGCCACCGCTACTGAGCGTGTTTGCTAGCGTTGCACGCCCCATAGCATTCTCAGGCGCCATAGCGTTTTTATACGCTTGCAGGTACGAGCCGTTCTGGTTTCCCAGATTAATCGCTTGCAGGTAGAGCGCTTCTCCCTCGCCCTTGCCGTATATGTCGATGTACTGTTTCTTCAGATTAGCTTGATCCTGAGGACTCATCCCAGCTAGCGGATTCCCCGACGCACCCGGAACCTGCCCACCCATAGGACCGAGCATCCCCGTAGTACCAGGAGCAGCCGGAGCACCGGGTACAGCGCCTCCGAACGTACCGGCCTGCACGCCACCAGGAGCAATCCCCGGCGGCAGAAACTGGTTAGTATCTCTAGAAGGAACCACACTCGTAGCTTCGCTGCTGGGATTCCCACCAGTAGCAGCGTTATAGTGCCCTGTGTTATTTCCTACCACAGGCACACCCGCGTTGAGCGTGCTAGCAGTAGCAGCTTGTTTATCTTGTCCAGGTAGTATCGCAGGAGTAGCCATGTTACCTCATATATGGTTGTATGCGGAGTCGCAGGGATTTCACACTCGTAGTCTGGTCACGCTGTTTTTGAGAAGTACGCGCAAAAATCATACCGGGAGCGCCTTCTGTGCCGCCTGTAAGCTGAAATTTAGGGTCCCCGTAGAGAGCAGTATGCAATCCGGTTGCAATGTCAAACATCCTAGTATTGGTTGCGAGACGCATAGCGGTAGCATATTCGATAATATCCTGCCATGTGTTAGGCAGATAAATAACGTCGTCTCCGGCAGTTGGAGTTCCTGCACCAGGAAATGGGTGCTCAATTTTATACCTCACGTATACAGGATAAGCTGCATTTGGGCACATAGCAAGGTAGATCAGGTTACGATGACGTGTCCATTTAGAAGGCACTCCGAGAGTATTGATAAGAATTTCAATATCGTCGATAGTGCTATAGGTCAGGTCATAGCCGGAATTAGAACTATTAGAAGCAGAGAGCGGGACATAGCTGTTGTAGTAAAGAAAAATACTCAGCAGCTTATCTACTTCTAGATTTTGATCGCCGCCTCCAGTAGGAGTAGGAGGTCCAGGAGTCAGGAAGAAATTAGGACTGTACGAAGAAACCCCCGGTGTTAAAGCCACGGTAGGCCCGGTCTGCTGCAAGCCAGGGAAATCGTAGTCTTCGCTCAACTCTAATATCGACTTCCGGCAAGCTTCTGCGATATCGGAGTTTGAAAACACACGCCCCGCCATTAGAATCGGAACCGACGTAAACATCGTGCCAACTGTGTAACTCATGTGGCTCCTTAGAAAATATAAACAGTAGCGTTAGCAACGCCGGAAGTACACGCCAGGACTATGGTATCCGCGGTAGGAGGAGAAACAGTACGATAAATAATCCCACCAGCATCAATATCACAAGTTATAAACCCGATCGGTTGTCTCTGTAGACCATGATTAATAGCAATACCGACATTAGGCGCAGGCCAATTATAAACTTCTGTTCCACCGGCGGCTCCTATACGAATCAAAACGCCATTTGTATTGTCTTGAGTGAACTGATTATACACTAAAGCGGCGTTTTGTCCAATAGGTTCGCCGAGGGAAAGAGCTTTATTTAAAGCGCGGTAGACCGATTGCGCCCAGTGTAATACCCCGCTGTCAGTTATCGTATGACGATCAGGACTAATAGGTAGCATAGATTCCTAGATATTGCGCTGCTTAGGATCATACGATCCGAACATGCTGATTTTACCGACTGCGATAGTAGCAGTGATTTGGATAGTCATTTGAGGTTGGCGTCCTGTAAAGGGCTGGCCATTCCAGGTAATGCCGGTAGCTACGTCGAGGCCGTTAAAAGGGTAGGCTTTGTACAAGCCTGCCGAATTCCCGGCGGGTGTTATCATCTGGGTAAAAGGAACCCCGTTGATATTAATCGCGACTGATCCTACACCAGTGGCTTCTATATACGCAACCACAGAATCAATCGTAATATCGTTGTAGAACATAATATCAACAGCCGGGAATATAGCCTGCCCTTGGCTGTCAGGATCTTGAGCGTTCAGGTAAAAATAAGTAGATTTGTCTGTTGTAGCGTTGTAAGTAGCTAGAAAAGTAGCCAGTACATTATTACTCATCCCAAACAATCCATCATTGCTTCCTACGAACATCGAAGTTGTATTAACCTCGTTGGTGCTCAAACCCGGCATGGGTACTAGCAACCGCGACCAAGAGCCTGTGTCTACGTCGCACAGACAGATTCTATACACATTGTTGACTACATCAGGCGTCCCTACTACGTAGTACAAATACGTAGCATTATTCGCTACTTGAGGGATCAACACCCCGTCTAGGAACGGAAACTGCTGTCCTTGTAGGAGCGCAGTAAGGAGCAAATTTTCATACACAAACGTCTTCGCAGCGCCTGTAATCCCTCTGATGCCCTCGTAGCCCATTGATACGATGTCGTCAGTAGCGATAAAAATCGCAGCAGAGCCGTATTTTCCAATCGCGTTGGAAAACATCGTCCCCATACCCCATTCGGAAGCCCACAAATGGTTAAAAGAAAACGGCTGAATCCCACTATTCAGCGGCGTCATTTCTGAAATTCCCTGGTTCCGTAGCAAGTATGCATCCGGACCTACGGTGTAAATTCCCGTAATCGCATCCGCGATATCTGGTATGTCGTTGAACCCAGCACCAGTAACGAGGCCAGCAGACACAGGATTAAACTGCGAGTAGTTCTGCGCAGCGCTCCATGCTAGGCGATAAGGAATCGTAGTCGTGATAGCAGGAAACGAAGGGTCAGTGGTAGTAACACACCCAACCAGCAAATGCCCGTTCAGTTCATCTAGGAAAGCTCCGCCACAGTACGTAGTCAGAATCGCGAGCACTGGTGAGCCGCTAGCATTCGGCCCGATCTTAAATATAGTATCGCATCCCAGGATACTAAAGTACGTAAAATCATTGATCGTCTTATGGGAGACAATATCGCCAGCTCTGAACTGTGAGGTTGTAGAGAAAACCCCTGACAAGCTCACGCTAGTATCCCACTTACACGCCGCAGTTCCCAGCGTAGACCAAGGCGAAACTGTATTAACTACGTTTTGCCAGACCTGAATATTCCCAGCATTTCCGCCGCCAAACCCAGGAATCTGCACCCAGATTTCATATATCCACTGGCCGATTTTAAACGCCCCTGCTACGTGATATCCAACGCGGCTGGGGATATTCAAGTACCCTTGCGTGAACGCTACATCCATACTCACAGCACTGATCGAGTTATCCGTAATCAAAGTGCCGTTCAGATCTACGAAATTCTTCGGGTCGATATAAGGTGGCGCGGCACTAGAATCCACGCCACCAAACGGTGGAGCGCATTCTAACTCAAACAGGATTGTGCCATTAGCACTCTCCCCACGTGGTATCAATTTAAGCATGTGCCGCTTCCTTTTAGTCGAGGTACATATACACTTTGCCACTGGTAAGAACAGTGACCGTAGCAGGCCCGCTTATCCAACCCATCTTTCCTATTACATACGGATAGTTAGCTTGATAAGCAACATAGGTATAAACGCGACCCGCGGCATCTACTATAGTAAAAGTATCTCCCGCAGCAGCCACGTCTACCCAAACGGCGTTACCGACTTTGAAATTCGCCAACGGTATTACAGCCGGTACTGTGTCTATAATTAGTTGGCGGCCTGTGAAGTTATTAGCCATTCCGCCTCCTAGTTAAAGTTGAAAGACACACCTACGACAGCGCCGTAGAGCACAGCGTTACCCGCGCCGGTAGCAAAGTTCAGGTTGAGAATCACTTCGCAACCGTCCAATACGATCATCGCGGGAGTAGCCACAGACACGCGCGTACGATACGGCTGTGCCTGCAAACCGGCAGGCAAACCGTTAGCACCGAGCGCGATGATATTAGCTACCAACGGCGCAGTGTTATTCACGTACTTCGTGGTGGTGAGGCCGAGCGTAGCCGAGGTAATAGCAGCTGGCGCGGAATAAATCGCATCCACCCAGTTAATCTGCATTCCCTTTGGCACGAAACCCTTCTGAGGATTCAGCGTAGGGTTCAGCGCGTTGGTAAACGGAGGCATACCATCTATTGCTAGAGGGTCGCTCGTATTAGCCACGGCAGTAGGACCTGGGACGAGAGCGGCCGTACCGAAAGCCTCCTGATAGTTAGGAGCCAAACCAGTACGAAGCAACTCGTCGATCGCTGCGAAGAGGTTGTAAGTAGTAGCTGTAGCAAGTGTAGCGGTGAGAAGCCCAGGACCAGCAGAAGCCAACGCTGGAACCGTACCTACTGCGGAAAAGCGGGAAACGGGTATGAAAAGCTGCCCGTCTGTATTCGGTTGAGAAGCAATAATCTGTCCAGCTGTACGCATTTTAGTCCTCGTCGCAGGAGTTTACAGTGTGCTGCGCCACGGTTCCTAAGACATTTAACGCCAGATATCTTCTGATTGTTCTCCTACTTCGGGGAATCGGAGTTTCTCGACAGGTTCTAGCTCGGGCTTTCCATCATTCAACACGCTCTGAATAATCTGTTCCCGCTGTCCTACTAGCCATTTATCCAAGCAAGTCTCCACGCACAGAAGTTTACCTCGCTGCCACTGCATATCAGAAATCCGGCACTTATCACCACATCTAGCACAGTAATGATAAGGGCCGTTTCCAATACCATGAATGCCGTCTTGACTCATAAGAGTCTCCTTATAATACCGGGGAAGCAGCGGAGCAGGGCCACTCCCCGGTAGAATCTGCCTGATTTAGAACGGAGTTCTCATATCAAGCAGAAACGTCCTACGGCCCTTGAGAACCCCAGATTCCCTGCCAACGCGGACAGAAAGCACTCATTCTCATACGAGTCTTCTGCTTGATAGCATCCGTATCGAAGTCGTCATCGAACTTCGTATTGGAGCCTTCGCGCATATACACGGTGAGAGCGGTATCTTTCTTCTCCGCGGTAAGGAACCAAGCGCTGCCGCTGGTGAGATACGGAGTAGACATAAACTTAATCTCTTCCGCCAGCAGAGCGTTGATCTCATTATCAGAGCTATACGGCTTGCCAGGAGAACCCAGCAATTCGCGAGCGATGAAGATGAGTTCTGGAGGGATAATCAGATTCTTAAACCGGATATTCACGGGGAATCCGAGGTTATCCACCATACGGTTCGCCTGATTCACAGCAAGCTGAATGCCCGCCATGCTCAAGTCGATATCCGTGGCAGGCCGATTCGGGTAAGTGCCAGCCGCGCTAATCACGTTGCTAACACCGGGACCGATATTCGTAGCGCCCGCGCCGCCAAGAAGATTGTGCTGGTTATTAAACAGCGTCTTTCCATCGAACGTGGTTACGTTCGTAGAGAAACCCTGATTAATAATATTCCACGCCACAACCTCTTCGGTAAAACGCGTGCTACGAGCAAGCGCCTTTGGTCCGGTCATAATCAAACCGTACTTATCATCGTCCTTCAGTTCCTTGGACGTACGAATACCAAGGCTGTAGGTAAGATGAATCACACGCTTTGACGCGCCTTGAATCATATCGTTATAAGCAGTCGGGGTATTCTCCGGCTTCTCCTGTAGTGGCCCAAGGGCCGCCATTTCCAACACCTGCTCGTACTCAGACTTCGATGTTTCTACGTTAAAAACGACCGGATAGCTTTTGGCTTTCTGCTCGAACGTAGTAGCATCGTCGTAGATGGTCTTAAGACCAGGTGCCATAAGTTGTGCGAACGCACTTCTTACTTGAGTCATTTATTCAAACTCCCTAAAAAGAAAAGTTGTGTAGCGTTTCGACGATACTACTAGACTAAACAGGAACCTGCATAGCCGCCTGAGTGAAGATAAAACGAACTCGACCGTTGACAATGGCGCCGTCAACGGGGCTGAGTCCTACTACCTGCACGCAAGTGTTAGTACCTACGGTGACCTTGCCTGCATCGACGTAAGCGCTGAGACCGTTCGCGTCGATAGTCATACCGTAGACCAATCCTACGTTTGCCTGCGTAGGAGTGTAATCAGCTGCTACGGCGCCAGCTGAATTATCCCACTGACCCTCGAAAATCGTATCGCTCTGAGCAGCGTACAGAAGCGTACGACCGTCAGTGATAGGAGTTCCAATCGAGAGATTAATACCAGAAGGCTGATTAGGAACCGATCCCCAACTCTGGATCGCGCCCGTACCACCAATCTGCTGAAACGGTGCCGGAGCACCCAGTCCATTAGACGCCAGGTTCGACGCCATAATGTTTGCGATTCCAAGCAAGCCCGCATTGTAGGTAGTACCATCCCACTTCTGCACAAAACCTGCGCTAAGTTGTACCGGCATTCCAGCAGGAAAAGTCTGAGATGCCTTCTCAGCAATCGAAAGCGTTAGCGGTGTATTGCCGCTCACGGTTTGAAGTGCTGTCATAGGAATATGAGTCAACAAATTTGCCGCCATTTACTATTCTCCCTTGTGAGACTTATTAGATAGTACCGCCCGGAGTATACACCGAGAGTTTTTGATCGTTCATATAACGTGCTGCGTCAGCTCCGCCCTCGGTCTGTAGGTAATTCTCAATAGCTTGTTTACCCGCAGCGTGAGCGTTATCTGGCCTGACAGCATTGACAGCGTTTTGATGATTCCTACGAAGCTGCCCGAAGTACTTAGCTTTCGAGATTTTCATAAGAATCGTGTCAACGTACCGATAAGCACCGTTCTCGTCAGGTTCGATGCTAAGGTTTAAATCAACTGCTAGATCTTCTCTCGTCACGGTAGTGAATCCTACCGCTTTCATACCGCCGAGGCGTTGTGGATGTACGTGAACCCAACGTGCTACGTAGTTGGGATCTTGCAACTCTACTTTCATAGACTCTGGGAGTCCATGCTCGATTGCTATGATAGGAATCGAGAGATCATATACGGCACTTTCGTCCAACTTTGAGTAATCAAGTTCTTTAGTTGGCATTGCGATTCGTACGGTTTTGGAGGTATCAGCCAGTAGTTGGCTGATCATTTTCTCCACGTTTGCTAGGCGCTCTGCTTCAGGTGTAGGCTCAGCCTTAGCTGCTGGCTTTGGCTGAATTACTACATCAGACAGCGGAGTACCTTTAAACGGTTTAAACGCGGGCTGTGCGGGAGCTGCTACAGGTTCGCTAGCAGGATACACAGCAGACTTCAAAGAGGGATCGAAATCTCCGCCCATTTCTGTGATATCAGACATAATTTGTCTCCCTCCGATTCTTGGCATAGGCTTCTTCGCTTATACCGAATTGCTGTGCTACACGCTTTTCTTCATCAGAGAGCGTGACCTTATCCTCTGGCTCACCACCACCGGCGCCAGTACCGTTGCCAGGAGTGGAAACGCTAGCAAACCTCGATTTCAGCTTGCCCTCCTGCACTTCTTTCATCTGCTGGCCCATTACTACGAAGTAGCAATTCCTAATCGACGCGGGGTTCGCACGCTGAGCTAGCGGCAAACCGTCAATAAACGCATCGACTTTTTGTTTTACCTCACCAGTGTAGTATTCAAACTGGCCGTCAGCTTCGAAAATCTCCTTGCGTAGCATCCGCGAAGTGAGATTGATATTCTGCGCGACGATAGGAGAAAGTTTAGCGTCGATAGCAGCTTCAGGATCGCCGAAGAAGTCGAGTTCTGCGGCAGGAGGCTTGTTTTTCTCGCGCTCAGCAGCTTCTCTAGTAGCCTGAGCAGCTAGCGCCTCTTCTTTGTCTTTCTTCTGGTCTGCTATGAATTGCATAATAGCAGAGTTGGTGGTCTTCAAACCTTCCATGTCAGTGCGTAGGGTGTCGATGCCGAGTTCTTTCTGCATCTCTTCCGGTTTAATTTCAATTCCGTCATCAGCGCGGAGTTTAGTAAACCATGATGGCATATATGCTCCTTTCTAAACTTCAGTTCCAGTTTTTTCTACCAAGTGCTTTTCTTTTGTTACGGGTTGTGTTTGGACTTTCATCTTCGCTAGCGTGTAAGGTAACTCTGCTAACTCCTCGAACGCTATACTAAGAGCTTGGTGCTTTGCTATCTCCAGAGCGTTATCAGGTTTGATAACCTGCAACGCTTCTAGATGATATTGGCGTAGATCACTGAGGTACTGCACCAGCAGCTGACCCGTCGGAGACTGGTACAGCTCCGTTAGTAAGTTGCAACTGCTGTGCAGCTTGAGGATTGTTTCCGTTTGCAATGGCATTTCGCTGCTCCTTCATAAATGCCGGTACTGGTATTAATCTATCCACGTCATCGTGCTGGAAATTACGCAGGATAGTTTTCATTAAGCCGTTTTTGGCTTTCAGAACTTCTACATAGTACGCTTTCATCTCGTCAGGAAGCCCAGGCGTAGCGAGTGCTTGGAGAATCTGTGCGTCACCTGCATATAGCCGCTCTAAAGTCTGCGAGAGGAGAATGTCATTTTGCTTCTCAACTTCCCTGTTATAGGAAGCCGTAGCTGGTCTAATTAGCAGCCCTAATTTACCATCCTTGTAGTGCTGCAACGCTTTCGCCAGTAACTCCGCCTTGTCACCATACGAGCGAAGCTTATTTCCAATACCAAAATGCGCGTAGATTTCAGTAAGCTTCCGTCCCATACGCACGTGTGCAGACCGCATGTCAGACATACGTAGATTATTACGATTGTTCTGCCATTGCATTACGGTCATGCCCTGAGTAGAGAAGTTACCCTTCTTAGAATTAACCGAGCCGCCGCCAGATCCGCCAATAGCAGGATCTACACCGCTGCGTTCTTTAGCTAATCCTAGTGTCAGGACTTCATCCTCAGTGGTCATTAGGCCAGCGCCTTGGTTAATAGGAAAGAAGTCTACCTCGTCCTTGTCGGCGGGTATAAGCACCCCTGGGTATAACTGGAGTATACTGGAGAGCTTCGAATTCTTGTTAACTCGTCCAATTCCGGTAGTAGCGAAGTGTCTGTTATCAACACGCCAGTTATGCGTGGTACTAATCTCACGCTGGTAGGATTCCAGCATCTCACAGAAACCAAACCCGTGGTACGTGTCGTCGTCATAGGCTAATTTCGCGTCCTCAAATACCCGCATGTTGCGAGGGTAGGGATTGTAGATAATCCCCATCGTAGTTTTAGAGCCGTAATGATAGCGCGCGACGAAGTTAAAAATCTGCCCGCCCTTATTAAAAGTAAACCAGCACTCGTCAATATCCCATTCGCCAGCGAGTTGATTCGTAACAGCATCACCTTCTTTAGACGCTGCCAGTTCGCGCTGAAAAGACGCGGGGCCTTCGCGATCAGGACCGAGTGCTAGCAGCATATCCACTGCTGTTGTACTAACAATCTCAGGATGGTACTTCAAATCCCTAAGCTGGATCTTATTCATCGGAATCGTATGGTAGATAAACGACGCGTTAGCCATATTCGCAGCGTTTGTATCAATACCAAAGCAATTCAACGGCACATTCTCTGGGTGAGGGCCATCCCTGCGGGTCATTTCTTCCGTACGGTACGTAGCAGTCGAACCATTAGTAGTACCACCACCAATATAAATCTCTTGCTTCTCTGTGATGTACTCCCAAGGGAATTTTACAATGCCAGTACCATAGCGAATCGAGCTAGAAAACCAGCTTTCCTCTACGCGATAGAGGTCTAGCTCGTCCGGCTCCAACGATACGATCCCCAGAAAATCCTCTAACGCCTTGCGCTCGTCATCTCCCGCGCCTTGCTCGAAATCGCCATACGCTTTTGCTACAAACAACGGATCATTGGCGTAAATCGCCATAACTCGGCTGAGCAGCTCGTCTGAGTGAGTCGCAGCTAGCTGTACGATCAAATTAGAGGCGCCCGGCCAAGGAAAACTACGCTCTTTCTCAGCCGGAACGCCTTTATAAATCCGAACCCACTTTGGCAGCAAGTTATCGCGGATACCGCGATTCTTCGCCTTGAGCATTTCCACATGCTCGTCTATATAAACAAGCAATTCCCCATACTCCTGGGAACCAAATTCTTCCTTGGTTACCATTCTAGGGACTGGAAATAGCCCAGCAGGTTTCGGACTCGACATTGCAGTACTCATAGTGTCCTTTAGTGCGCTACTGAAACAGGCGCAGTCGGTACTGGGGTGGGAAGTGATTTCTTGAAACCAAAAAGTCCAAGAGTTTTGAATGTTGCAACGAAGTTATCAATTGTAGTAGAAACAAGAGCACCTACAGCCTGTGCTTCCTGTCCCTGTTCGCCGGGTAAAACTGCGCCTGCTACAGCGGTAGCTAGACCAAGCGCTTCAATTGCTAGGGTTTTCTTATCCGCCCCAGCTTTTGAATCCCCATGTATAGCCTGAATTCCGGCTATAATATAAGGAAGTGCGTTGATACTCTGTAGTACTATTGCGAGTGTTCCCATCGTGCTGCTCCTTTTTAAAACAACGTCTTTGCGTCCTTTTGCCAGTGAGATACGAAGACTTTCAACACTGCCAGGATTGCTCCGAAAACGGCCATTACTTTGGCATTTACAATCGGCACTGTCAGTTGCTGCTGATAGCCTTGAAATGCTACGCCAGCGGTGAGAAAAACTGTGGAGTAGCCCTGAAACGAAGTCTTCCAATCAGGACCAAAGATTTTTACTATATTACGGTCAATCAAATTCATTGATTCGCACCTTACCTTTAAGCCGTCTTTTTTGTAAATCCATCCGGACTTCGTATTCGGCCCAGAGTTTTGTGTGCTGATCGTAGAATCTGAACCCGTACTTTAAAATACTACCAAGGATTCCAATGTTTGCAAGAACTGCTCCTGTTAGAATTTCATGCAACCAACTTGAATTCTGAATCTCTACCATGTTGGCCCTACCTAAGTTAACTGCATTGCCTTTCGAAAGCGATTTTGTCTAGCGGCTAACAGCGCCGCTAGAGCCTCATCGTCCATATCTGGAAATTGCCAGATTTGAGGCCCGTAGCCTAGTGTATCAAGCACGTCAAGCATCCCATTCTTATTACCGTACGCTTCGTATTCTTCTATAAACTCGTCTTTATTGTTAGCGTCGATCCATAACTCGCCGCGTTCTGTTATAGGAATAATAGAGTCGATGCGTTCGGTTTTTGCGTTTGCTGTGTTTGGACTTTTAACGTCGGCAAACTGAATGTACTCGATTCCTGCCCAATCTGGATTAGTCTTATTTACTTGTACAAAGTATTCAAGATGAAACTTGAGGTACTTCTGTGCTCCGTTTACTTCGATATGTACGGTATTGATCTTCCACGCAATAGCCATACGGAAGATACACTGCACAAAAGTATTAATGTCGATAGACCGCGCCCACTGATCGAGAAGATATACTCGACGGGGGGAGGTAGAAATGCCCGTGACCGTAATAGCATGACGACACCGCCCAGTGTTACCGGCATGATTAGGATCTACGACCATATAACGCTTAAGGTTACGAGGGAAGATATCCTCTTCTACATCCCCTTCGGCCACATGGTGCCGAATTTTAATACGATACTGCTTTCTCTCCTGTGAATTAGGGCTTTGAAATGGCTGAGCTATAGCGTTGTAGTCTCGTTCGAAGTTAAAGTACCGAAGGTTCTTTTTCTCGAACTTTACCTTCTCAGGGTTAATTGGGAAGTTTAAAAACTGGCAGCTGAATAGATAAGAACCGAGACGCTTTTTATAACTCGCTAATTTTGCTACGGAGAATGCTTCTGGAAAGATAGGAGTACCATAAGGATGAAGATCGCAACATCCGCCCAGAGCACTGTGTGTAGTAAAATTGAAATCATTTTCCTCTTCGCGAATATGGGAATTAAGATCTTTATAAGACCAGCGATTCCCCACGACGATTTCATCATTGTCTTTTCCAGCGTTTCCGTGTATTGCATCCATTGCTCCTACTAGAAGTTTATGATACTCGATCGTGTCGTTCATGACTTTCTCGCTTTTGAGTGCGTCACGTCCTACGAGATCGTCCTGAATCGAGCCATCATAATGGCGGCTCTGAATGGCAGAACCTACGCCAGCGAAATCGAAAGTGCCTTCGCCTTGAACTGAGCCTTTGCTAGTACGTTTGTGATGCAGGGTTTCGGTTTTCCAGGTGCAGCTAGCATCTGGAATGATTTCAGGAAATGCGTGTTTGAATAGATCGTTTGTCTCGTAGTGTTGCGAGATTCTTGTGCCCAGCTTGATCGCGTTGGTAATGTTTTCGCTTACTAGTACGAGACGAATGTCCTGATTGTGAGCGCGTTTCATCCACTCGATAAACAGTAGAGAGATGCCCAGTTTCAGGAACATCAGCTCGTCTTTTTCCGTAAATGGCAGCGCACGCCACATAGGAAAGCATTCGCTGTATACAGTGCTTTTGTAGTGGTCACGGGGGATTTCGATTACTTCTTTCAGTCCGTCTTTCATTACCACGTTGCACATTTGCAAATGCAGGTTCTTGCGTACATCTGGCGTGAGCTGGAACTTGCTTTTTCCTAGCACCTTGACAGCGAAGTAGAACAAACTGCCGAAGGAATTGAAACGAATCGCTAACCGTTTTGCCTCGCCCGTGAGTCCTTGCGTAGGAATCAGCCGGTACTGATTAATAACCGACTTAGGAATACACGCGCCGCCAGTAGACGAGTATTCCATTTCGTCTGCGGCGGCTACGGCGGATTGGACGGCATCTAGCATTAGAGCGAGTTTACCATCTTATCGTATTCGTCCCAGTCAATTCGTAGAGCGTGTGCGAGCATATTTTCAACGCTAGTAGCGAATTGATGTTCTCGGTAGTAGGGTGCGTCAGGATCGTTCCCAGGCTCGGTAGTATTCCCTTCTACACGATTACGTTCAAATTCTTTGTCAAAAGCAGTAACAGCCTCTTCGCTGATACCCGCTTTCCTACAAAGAAATGCTTCGATCTGTTCGTGTATTCCTACCAGAAACTCATAGTCCTGATTCCCCATCTCGCTGACAGCTACGTGTAGAGTGTCAGCTATTGGATCGTTAGTAAAAACCCAATCCCCTACTGTCGGGTAGCGTTGATTTTCATGTGGAATCGTTTGAATCACAATACGCATAGCTGCTCCTACTGTACTGTTTTGGTATTGAAGTCCGCGAGATTGATATTCTTCTGGAGTTCTTTCTGCGCGTCAGCTCCCAGCGAAGCCGAGGAGAAGATGTTGGCCGCGTCACCATTAATAGGCGGCGGCGCCTGAATCCCATTGAGCGCGGCTAGGAGATCGCCCTCTACCAGATCATCTTCGCTGTAGTCGTACTCATTACGTACGAGTACTTGGCTCTTGCTAACCTTCGCCAGCGAGCCTTCTCGGTCTAGGATTTCTTTAGCAGCCTCAAACCGCAGCTTAGGATTCATCTTATCGTGCAACGAATCCCGTAGCGCCAGCAGCGCGGTCGGCACCATATGTCGCAGCTCCGCGTGGCCGTTCTCAATGTTCTCTCGCAGGAATAAATCTTCCTTCGCAATCACACCCGTAGCAATCTCCGTACGCTTTGCTATATACTGCGGCGTACGCTTGAGCATATTCACATACTGCGGCGTGACTCCCTGGGAGATCGCAATTTCCGTGTCGTTGAAACCCCCAACATCCAATCGTACGATCGACTCAATACGAAGATGCCTCCGCCACGTCCCGCCATTCGGGTGTTTCGTGCTCAAGTTGCCTTTTTTAGTAAGTGGCATAAAATATCCTTTGTATAAAACTTAGTGACACCGGGTCCGCTCCCGTAATCTAAGGTTCGACTGCCTAGCAGGATACCGTCGAGAGAACTACCCGGCACTAACGCGGATTTTATTTTTCGTCTTGTTGTTCTTTATGTTTGCTCTCTGGCTATTTCGTCCTCGGTACGAGCGTAGGATCATGCTTATACTCTTCGAGGTACTTAAACAACGCCGCATACACAGGAGGAAGCTCGCTCGTAGGTACACTTGCAGCCGCACTCACGTAGCACTCCTCCTCCCCTGCATATGCTCCTGCGGATCGAACCGTAGGCACATCGCGAAGCGACTCTACACTCTCTGTTCTCGTAGGAAGGGGTAAAGTTAGGTCGCTCATCGGTGAAACCTCGGGTATGCCAATCATTATGAATGAGTTAGCTCGGAAAGTCAAGCATTTCCGGGGTCGAAAATACCCTAATGCCCCTGCGAGGCACATATATAATGATACGCGCTTTTAGTAGGGCCGTAGTACCCCCCTAACTGGATTTTGCTAGAAAATTTTTTACGTGCTACCCCGACAATAATAAAAATTTCCGGCAGGGTCGAGCTGAGTGCGCATGTTTATTAGTTGGTTAATAGCGTAGGAGACAACGTTTCCCTATTGAAACATGGTTCAATAGAGGCATGAAAATAAATATGTTGTACCCACTTGACAGCGCGGTATAATGATCTTGGCACCAGTTCCACCGGTGGCCTCCACCCCTGCTATTACCGCCCTTGATTAAGGCTACGGTTTTAAATGGGCTGTGAGTGTTGTTTGACAATTTAATATCCTGTGTCGCGTGAGCATACCGCGATATATAACCTTGTGTAATATCACCCCGCATACGCGGAGATAGGTTAACTACAATGGAAAGCACAATCGTAACAATGGCTTTGAACGCAAAGGAATTGAATCGCTTGCAGCGCAGCTACCTTATCGAGTCCAAGCCCTTTAAGACTGAACTTGAAACGCTAGCGAAGAAAAACAAACGCACCGTAGATGAAGAATACGCTGCATCGTTGCTACGCGATGCAATCAACGGACGCTTTGAAGACGCGCAGAAACGTACACTGGCGAGCGTAGAGAAGGCAATCGAGACGCTCAAAGCTCAAGGTATGGACGTGGTAGCAGTAGGAATGGAAGCACAACTGGCAGCCATCAAGGATGCAATCAAGGCTGAAAATGCAGAGTAACCCTGACTCGTTCGCAGCACTAAACGCGCTAGCAGCGGAGGCTGAAAGTCTAATCAGCCTCCGAGATGCCAACCAGAAACGCTGTGAGTCTATTGATAGGGATCACAGCAAACCAAAACACGTGACAGAAAAGCCAACCTGTAAGAGCATCGAGCGCAAACGCTTTGTAGCCGCTACCAGCATGAACGACATACTAGAAACTGCTCGCGCAACACTGCTATGGAACGACCCGCAGTATAAACGGATATTCCAGCAGATGAGCACGCTACTCAACTCGCCACGCTAGCACCAGCCCCAGCCCACTGCTTTTATTAGAGTGGGCTTTTCTATTGGTTGAGACATGCTCTCTCTCTTGACCCCAGTGAGCTTAACTCTCTTATTTCCCGCGTTGTCGGCTTGGGGGGGAGGGACACTCAAAAAAGGTGGTTTCGACCGCTCGACCCTTCCTTCTCTTAGTAAAACCCCGAACCTCCTTTATTTTAAAAAAAAAAAAAAAAAAAAAAAATCTATATAGAGAGTGAGAAATCGCTACGAAGTAAATCCTACTAATGAGCTAGAACAAACCCGCCCCCGGAGGAGAGGAGGACAGCCTTCGACAGCCTTTTTTGGAGGCACCTCCTTGAGTGGCCGAACTAGTTCATTCCATTGAGGTTAATGATGTGATGCGTTCTGAGGTGGTCTATGTTAAACCACTTGACACGCATGACATGATTGACCTATACTCTTCACGTAAGTGCGAGGAGCATAATATGATAGAGATTAGAGTTAATGACGTAGAAGTATCGTACGGTACGATAGTTGCTTCTAGTGATATAGTATGGTTGAATGGCGCTATTGGTAAGATTGGCTCGGAGATTGCAGAGAGCGAAGAGTGTAGGAATCCTGCTACTGGGCGGTTTAGTATGGCCAGTCAGAGGATATGGCATAAGCAGCTTTTGAGCTTGAGAGCTGCTGCGTACAATCGTAGGAATGAATTGTACGCACTTGCTAAGACTCAGCAAGGCACGTTGCATATTGATAAGGTGTTGGAGCTAGCGCGACTAATGAGTGGCGCAGCCAGCAACGTCCCAAAAGCACCGTATAAGACTCTTGAGGAAAAGAGTGCTGAGAATGTACGGGATTTAATACAGCCAGCGCAGCAAGAGCAGATGCGGGAGAAGATTCCGGGGTATGCTAAGGCTGAGACTGAGGCTCTTGCTAGGATGAATGGTACGTATAAGGAACCTGAGATTAAAGTTGATCCTACGCAAGGCGATGCTTTAGTGAATAGTTTGAATGCTGTGTACGAAGGTAAA